TCCTGAAACTTAACTTTGTTCATTGGGTCATGTGCGCCTTGTGCGTTTAACACAGGCGATAGAGTATTTGTACTTTTTTGTATTTGTTGTTGATCTAATTTAGCCTGTAGTTCTTCAGGATCGGGATTGGCAGCGGTGCTACCTTGTGGTGCTTGACTTGCAGCACCGTAACCACCTACGCCACCATATTCAGCAACATACTCTTTGTATTCTTTCATCAAGTCACGTTTAACTTGACGACGAGGATTTTCTTTTAATTCTTTTTCAAAACTTTTTAATAAGTTTTCTTCGCCTTCGCCACCTACACCCTGGCCAGGTTTGGGAGGATTAGGATCAGTGCCTTTCCAGTAGCCGCCAAATTTTGGACCGCGTGGATTATTGACTGCTGACTTCATACTGTCTTCAGCAACAATACCATCTATACGAGAAAGTAAATTTTTAATATCCATTAGCGTTTAATCATGCTTTCTTTTTTAGCAGATTTTTTCTTTTGTTTAAAAGGATTGTTGGGGTTAGTATAGCTACCACCAAACAATGTTCCGCCACCTACTGCTGGTGCAGTGGCAATACTACCTGCGTTGTTTTCGCCCAATAACTCATCAAATTTCTTTTGAGCTGATTCCATACTAAATGCTTCCATACCGCCGGCCATCATTGCTTCATTTTTAGCCAATACGTCATACTCTAACCATTCAACAACAGTTTTTAAGTAGTCGTTAGCAAGACTAATTTTTTCAGCAGCCCAAGCATCTAATTCGTGACCTTCTGGTAGTTCGCCCAACAGTTGGTGTAGTTTAATTGCGTTGGCAGCAGAGTGATAGCACTCCTCACGCAACATATGATGTTGATGGCTCTTGTGCATCTGATGTGCATCATCGCCAATAAATTCGTTTTCTTTTAAAAATTCTGCTGGTTTCATGCCTAAACTCCAATATATTGTATATTTAGCTATATGTAATAAACGTTAAATCATCATTGTCCATTGGATGACCGTTTACTCTTAAATTTTTAGCAGTAAGTTTACCAATATTGTTTAAACTTTCTACTCTAACTTCGTGTGCTCCGGGCTCAAGATTAACTACAATATTTTCTTCAATATAGACCTGATACGCTGGCCACGCCCAACTACGCTCGGTTACTAATTCACCATCAACAAAAACTCTATAAATGGGAGGGCCGTCGCTGGTAGTTCCGCAATAGACATCTACATTAAGACTAATCAGTGCCATTGTGCTTGCCCTCTAAATGAAACGCTTTTAGATTTTTATCAATTTGACCGGGACGAACATCCTTGGTTAAACTCATTGAATAACGCGGATCTTTGGCCTGCGATTTTGTAGCAATAACTCCTGATGCATCTTCTGTAATTGCACCGTTGAGTATTTCAATAGCACGAGCGGGGTTTTTAGGGTATAAGTCTATGGCTATTTGTTGCTTGGTATTATCATCAGCTTTGGGCCACATACTGCGTATTTCACTGGCACTGGTTACACCACTTGGTCCAGCTGGAAATTCTACAGTAGGCAAATAGGCCATATAGCCGTGGTTGCTCATTGGCTGTAGATTAGTGCCAATTGGTTGTAGATATGCTGGTGTGCCGTCTTTTTTATTGCCACCTGCTTGTGGCTGTTCATCACGATCTTTTTCACTGCGAACAAATATCAATACTGTAGTATTTGGATCATAATGTTGGGTTATTTCTTTAGCTTGGAATGGACTCTTGACCTGTACAAAATGGCCGTTGGGAATTCCAGCCAATGCGGCTAATTCTTTTTTAGCTTCAAATGGGAAAGGACGTTCGCTGGTGTCGTTAGTAGCAGCTACATAAATGTCTGCGCCGGGAAATGCTTTAACAGCAGAATTGTATAGGCTCATATGCCCGGTATGGAACGGATGAAATCCGCCAGGCATGATAACTAATTTTTTAAGTTCTTGTGCTTCAAAAAGTTCTGCTACAAACATAATAATATCCGTTTATAGCAGTATTTAGCTTTAAATGTTTTCCAGCAACCAAATGTAGAAAGGGTTAGACCAGGTTAAACTCCAGGTACCGTTCCACCCCAAGTTTACACAATTCTTAACCAGGTGCGTATTTTCACCATGAAATTGAACAGACTGATCAGTGTGATATTCACTTAATTTCCAAGGTAATGTTGGCCCAAGATCAATTTTATCAATTTCTATACTGACAATGTTGAGCAACATATCCTTTTCTATGCCTGTTCTATCTCTGGTTAAAACAGTATCTGTTGGCACTTTATTAAAAAGTCGAATTTTTAAAACAGCCAACTCGGTGTCGTACTCGGCATCAAACTCTACATATTCTATTTCGCCTGATGCTCCACTTACTTCGGCTGTTTGAATTTCTTGATCATTAAACAAAACGGAATACAGTGGTTTCCTATCCCAGTAGGTACCACTGATGCCTAATTTAACATGAACTTTTTCTAAATCTGCCATGCTGTATTATTGTTTAATTGCAGATGGTTGTCCAGCAACAGCCATGTCTACAGCGTCACGTAGTGCTGCTGGTATACCAGCTGGCATCGCGGCACCTTCGGCACTTTGAGCATTCTTGGCGCGATCAATAACATCAATCTTGCTAAGGTCACCTTGGAATTCAAAGTGTCCAATATGATTCAACAGGACTTTGCTGTGTACCCAGATCTCGCCGCCCATTTCTTGCCAACGACGGCAAAATAACCAGTCTTCACTTAGATAGTGACCACGTTCGTCAATCTTAACGTCAAAAATGCTATACATCATTGGTTCGTACTGTTTGCCCAATCCAACATCATCAACGTATTTTGTCTCTGGGAATTGTGCGATCATTTTTTCATATACTTGACGCTTGAACAACAAGAAACCTGTGCCTGTTGTGTCAACTGTAAAGATATCGCCTTGAATCTTAGTTTCTGGCTTTAGATTAATAACATAGTTGACTGGCAAGGCTTTCTTAGGATACAGGCCGCCGATAACTTCTTTATCACAGGCAATCATCTGTAAGATTGATTCTGGTTGGAAACGAATGTCTGCATCAATAAACATAAAATGTGTTGCTGCAGTATTAGTCATCATTTTTGCCATTAGGTTATTACGAGCACGAGTAACCAATGACTCATTAACCATGGTATCCAATGACCAATTAAGTCCGGCCTGTTGTGCTAATAGAACAAAACGCAAGAAGCTGGTCATTGTTGGTTCTGACACCATACCACCGTAACATGGAATGCCAATGTGTAGATGTACTTTACTAAAGTCAAATGCCTGACCTTGTGGTGCTGCTTGTGGCTGTTTAGCGGCCGCTGCTTGTTTGGCTGCTGCGGCTTTGATTAATGCTACAGCATCGGTTTGGCTGACTGGTTTGCCAGCATCTTTTTTTGTGCTCATTGATTACTCTCTTTGGTTAAATTGATTTTTAGGCTACGGTAATTTCTACAAGTGTGCCTGCACCTGCTAATTCTTGTACCACTGCTTCTAAACTGGTAATTATTTCTTCAGACAAGGCTGTACCAGCTTCATCCGTGTCTTTAATTAATTTGCTAATTTTAATTACTAATGTATCTTCTTGAAGTTTTGCCATCATGGGCTCCTTGAATATATGCTATTATTTATTCAGTGTCGTTGACTATGAGATGAATATTTGATATCAATTTTGGATCGATCAAATTAATGAAAGTAACCAATTTTGGATCGTTTGTATAAAAGAACACTCCCCACATACTGGCATAGGTTTTGGTTAACATATCTCGACTGGTTTTACTCAGTTTAATCTCATCGCCCAAATTATCCAAATAGGATAGTACTTGTTGTTTTATAGTTGAAGTATAACGACCGTCCCGGAATATTACTTTATATTTGTAGTCAATCGGTCCACGACGTATAATTACGCCCGACATTAATAGTCGTTCTGCTTCGGCATTTTTTGGACTATTAATTGATTCTATGCAGGCAGTATTTTCTAACATAGAAGCAATAGATTTTAACATAGCTTCGTCTTCGGCATAGAACTGTATGTGTGGTTCTTCGGTACGCATACGTATCTTGTCACCAAAATTAACTTTTATCTGTTGTACTGATCGCAACAACTCTAAGTTAACTTTGTCCAAATTGGTATTACGTTGATTCCACCAAGACCCTGCATAGTTGTAGGATTTATTAATTGCTATTCTTGACTCTAATGCTTCTTCCAGAGTCTTTTTATTTGATTCTAATAAACGTCCGCCTTCTGCGTAGATTACCAGGCGCCAGAGGTACTTCCCAAAATACTGCTTGGTAGTATTACAAAACTTTACAGTAGGGGATAGTTTATTCCAATACGATATATCCATCTTCGTCCACAGTTGCTTGATTTGTGTTAGTTACAGAGTTCAGCACTAACTTTTCATCGACATAATCGACTATGATCGTACTTCTTTCGGGTATACGTTCAAATAAAATTTTCTTACTCAATGGCACTTTAATTAGGTCATTGATCTTACGTGCCAATGGGCGAGCACCCATTTTTGCATCATATCCAACTTCAGCTAAATGATCAACTGCGGCTTCGGTTAGCCTAATGCGTATTAGTTTTTCACTTAGTAATTCGTTGACTTCGTTAATAAACTTAGCAACAATTTTCTTGATGCTGATAGAATCCAACTTGTTAAACTTGCAAATACCATCTAAACGATTACGGAACTCAGGTTTAAAAAAGTCTTTGACTGCTTTATCATCTTCGTCGGTTTTGTCAATACTGCCAAATCCAATGCTCTTTCTTTCGTTATCGGCAGCACCTAAGTTAGATGTCATGATAACAATACAGTTGCGACAGTCGGCTTTCTTACCATTACTACTGGTAACTACACCTTCGTCCATTAGACTTAATAGTACACTGGCGACATCGGGGTGAGCTTTTTCAATTTCGTCAAACAAAATAACCGAATTAGGATTTTTTTCAATATCTGAAATTAACAGACCACCACCTAAGTTACCATCGTCGTACCCAACGTACCCTGGGGGAGCACCAATCAACTTACTGGCTGAATGCTTTTCTTGGTACTCACTCATATCGTACCGTAACAGTTTCATCCCGAGGTTCTCAGACAACAGTTTCGCCAACTCGGTTTTACCTGTGCCTGTGGGTCCTAAAAATAAGTAACTACCAATGGGTTTGTTTAATGCTTTTAATCCAGCTCGACTAACATAGATTTTTTCTAATAGAGTATCTACTACTTGATCTTGGCCGTAGAGTTTAGTTTTAATATTGTTTTCTAACTGATCTAAATTTTTAGCAGACTCGGTGCCAATTTGATCTGCTGGAATTTTTGTAAACTTACTGATAATATCAACAATGTGACTCTTATACACAGTCCAATCTGTATCTTTAATTTTTAATCGAGCACAGGCAGAATCTAATAGGTCAATTGCTTTGTCTGGTAAACGTTTGTCTGTTTGATAACGCACCGATAAATCAACGGCAGCATCTATTGCCGAGTCATCAATTATTCCGCCATGGAATTCTTCAAAGTATCCACGTAGACCTTTAAGAATATCTTTAGCCACGGCTGGAGTTGGCTCTTCAACTGTCAAGCGGTAGAATCTGCGCATTAAAGCACGATCCTTTTCAAAGCTCTGTGTGTATTCTTCCCAGGTAGTTGACGCAATAACCTTAAGTTGACCTTTGCCCAGAGCTGGTTTAATCATATTACCAAAGTCTACTGAACTATTACTTGCTGACCCAGCACCACGCATTTGATGTGCTTCATCGATAAACAAAATACATTTGCCTTTGGCAATCAATGCGGCAATAACATCTTTAAGTTTTTCTTCAAAGTCACCGCGATACTTACTACCAGCTAATAATGTACCAATGTCTAAATTGTAAACAGTATACCCTTTTAGATATTCAGGCACTTCACCGTTGACAATGTTACGAGCAAGTCCTTCGGCAATGGCTGTTTTACCAACTCCTGGATCTCCGATTAATAGTACATTACTCTTATTACGTTTAGCCAATACCTGTGCTATTTCATCAATTTCAAACTCACGGCCAATCACTGGATCAATTTTTCCATTCTTAGCGTGAGCATTTAAATCAGTGCAGTATTCATTTAATACTTCGGTTGCTTTCATTCCAGCGGCAACACGACGTCCACGCGATCCGGAATAGTTTTTGTTATAAAAATCAATAAATGCCTGGCGATCCTCTACGCCATATTTTAACAAGAAGTAATTAGCATGGCTACTGTGTTCTGCTTGAATACTAACATACAGGTCGATAACCTGCATGTGTTGGCGTCCTGAAAATAGTACCTGTGTAAATGCACGGTTAAACACACGCTCTAACGCATGAGTTTTCTTTGGTTCTGAATTTTCTTTATCGCTGATTAGATATGTTTGACTAACCAAATGTTCATCGAGATCTCTAAGTAATCCGTCAACATCAACACCATAGGCGTTTAGCAAATCGCGGAACGGATCATAAGCAACTAAACTTCTCAGCAGATGTTCTAAGGTTACGTATTCGTGATTAAGTGATTTTGCTGAATCTGTAGCAGCTTTAATAACTACTTCTATCTCAGGATTAGGTTGGATCATTCGGTCTTCCAAGTTAGTGCCTCATAAAAATATTTATTGTGTATTCTTTATTTGTTTGATTAAATCTACTTGTGCTGAACTAAGGTTTTTAGGCACAGTAACATGTATTTTAACAAGTAAATTGCCTCTTTGCGAGCTATTTAATAGCCAAATACCATGTCCAGCAATTCGTAGCATGGTTCCGTGTTGTATACCTGCCGGAATAGATAGGCTAAACTTAGTGTCATCGATGCCAGCAACTTCAAGCTCTCCACCGGTAATGGCATCCAAGCAATCAACTTCGGCTGTGGTTATAATATCCAGGCCATCAATAAAATATCCAGGTGGCGGAGTTACTACAAAGTTTACATACAAATCACCACGTGCTAAACTTCCAAAGAAATTGTCACCTAATCCAGAATACTTAATTTGTGTTCCTGTAGTAACCCCACGTGGTATAGTTACTTCTACTGTTTCTCTGTGCCCGTTAGTAGTTTGTACACTAATTGTCTTTTTTTGTTCTTCAAATGTGCTGGCTAATGTAACTGGAATATCTATACGTAAATCTTTATTACGTCTGGGCTGTCTAACATGTCCAAATGGATCTCCACCCGGAAATCCTCCGCCAAAGTTAAAACCAAAGCCTCTGAGTAGATCTTCCATACCACCCGGCATGCCACTCATCTCTTGTCCGTTGACTGTAAATCTAAATCCAGGCCCCGGTCCTTGGCGTTGCATATCATATTGCTGGCGCCGACTGGAATCACTTAACACATCGTAGGCTGTTTGAATTTCTTGAAACCGTTGGGTATCACCACCCTTGTCTGGATGATGTTGGCTGGCAAGTCGTCTATAGGCTTTTTTGATTTCTTCGGGTGATGCGTTTTCGGCTACACCTAAAGTTGCGTAATGAGTCATGTTGCTATTATAAATGAGAAACCGGATAGAGTCAACATATCCGGCTTTATTAAAATGGTTTAAATTTAATTAACTTGTACAGATGCTGTAGCAGTTTGCATTTTACCCATAGTTTCGCTGTCACCAAATGATTGACCGGCTCCAGTGATAATAATGTTAAATGTTCCGCTCCATAATGGAAGCAGTTTTAAACTACCAGACTGATCACCACTGCCCAAATCAATTGGTAAACCAGCCATATTGTCAGCCAATATCTGTGTATCTAACGCACCAGTACTACTGTAGGTAATAGTAACCGTTTCGCCAAGGTTAATAGTCTGTGGTGAAACTGAAATTGAAATTGCCATATTATGCCTTTCCTGCTATCTTTTCTTGGCTACGACCATAGGCCGCTAAACCTAAAACAGCACCCATAGCAATGTGATACAAACCTGCACCTTGTAAGGTCAATGGTGCCCATTGACTTGTGACTGTTCCGTGAAACAATGCTTGTAATACTGACCAAAGAACTGGGAAAATAACAAAGTCGGTCATACATGTAACCATATAAATGACAGCCATCATCGGACGCCATTTGCTGTTGATGAAATCACCAAAACCTTTTGAAGTTTCAATTGTAGTTGCGCCGCCTTCTTGCATAGCACCGCCAGTTGATTGTAGCATCTGTGCCTGGCCTCCGGGCATGCCCATTCCTGGTTGTCCCATGCCACCACCCATTGTGCTACCGAAGCCACCTGTGCTTCCGCCAAATCCGCCAGAGCTGGTTCCTCCAAATCCGCCAGTACTTCCTCCAAATCCGCCAGTACTTCCGCCAAATCCGCCAGAGCTGGCTCCTCCAAATCCGCCGGTACTTCCGCCAAAGCCTCCGGAACTTGAAGTAGATGCACCGCCAAAGCCCGATGTAGACGCTCCTCCAAAGCCTGTTGCGGCTGGTGTAGTTGATGTGCTACCAAACGCTGATGCGGCTGGTGTAGTTGATGCCGGCAACGGAGCCGGCGCTGTTGTAAGAGATGCTGAACCTGCGTCAGCTGGATCGAGTTTTGGCACTACAATGCTCCTTTTTACTTTTATTATTTTTCTTTACTACTACTGTGCTGTAACTTGATTACCTTGAGTATTCATGTCAGCAGTATGAGCGGCAACCGCGGCTTTAAACTTAGCAACATCTGCTTCAGCTTCAGCTTGTGCAGCAGCGGCAGCATCAGCTGCGGCCTGATGTAAATCACGTGCTAATACTAAAGCGGCTTGCAAATCTGCTTTAAGTTGATTGACTCGGTCATTGGCAGCAAGTGCATCGGTGCGAGCTTTGTCAAATGCACCACGCAAATCTTTAACAATTATGCCTTCGATCTTTTCAACTTCAGCAACAACTGTAGCTTCAGCATTTTGTAGTTTACTAATTAATGTATTAATAATTCCCATTTTACTTCTCCTTGATTAATATACAGCACCGATAATTGTTATCAGCCCGTTGATGCAAGTATTTAGTGTTTCTTTGAACTGCAAACGGCTCATGTCTTCTACAATAGATATTTGGCGTTGCATATCTTTTAAAGTTTCTGCTAACTCTTGGGGGCTCATCTGTCCTGATTGTGCAGCTTGTGTAGCCTGTGCTATATAGTTTGCAGCATTGGCAAAAACAGGATCTCCGCAATTGGCCAGATTAGCAAGTTGTTGGTTAATATCATCTAATGTCATTTTGGTCTATTCCCTAAAGTTTTTTGTATTAAGTCTGCACTATGCTCAATACCGTTGAACTTCAATTTACAAAACAGTGGACTAACAGGACCGGACATATATCTATCCTTTAGACCTTGTGCAATTTCATTTAATGCTATGGCAGCTTTGATTGCGTCACTATTATGTGGCAAGTATTCGCTATAGGCAACAAATAGTTCTGTTTCGTTTGCCATTGCTATAGCATTAGGTTGACTCATAAGAGGGTTAGAACAACCCATTGCAAAATGGCGAGCATCAACACGAATTTGTGCCATCAATTGGTATTCATTACTGTCAAATTTTGTCATTAATACAGCATCAGACACAGCACAGCCACTTAATAAAACAACCAACGACAATATTAATCGTTTCATTTGAGTCCTTCCCAGATCTTTTGTTGACTGTTATACCATTGTTGCCAGCCTTCATACTTTTCTTTTAGTATGTAATACTCTGTATAGTTGTCATTGGCATTGCTGATCAAATCAGACAAATTTCTTTTGTTTGCATCAAGCGGTTTTAAATCTGGAACAGGTTGTTGCAGATCAGCAGGCGCTGTAGGCCACTTTGGTAAAACAGGTGCAGGGCCGCTTGCGGCACAAGCAGATAGCAGGAACGCGGAAATAACAATTAATTTTTTCATTTCTTATCCCCTGTTAATATTTTACTACCAAAGTTTTTAACAGCACGATTATAGTCTTCCCAAGCATCGTCGTTAATACGTCGGCAGTCGGCATCAATCTTAGAAGCATCTTTTTCAATAATTACGTGAACACCGTAACTACGACCTTTGACTAAATTCTTTTGATTGTCTAATACTGTTTGTAATTGTAGATTGGCATCCTTAGTAGCTTGTTCTGCTAATTCAACTTTATGATTGGCTTCTACTAATGCTTGTTGTTGAATTGCTAACACTCCTGCACTACCATAAAAGAATACACCTATTACAAAAACAATAAAAGCAACAGGTCGGCCAATGTTTGTGTATAGTTTAAATTGTGGGAAATGGCCTAATACCCCTAACAAGAAGTAACATCCAAACCCGCCACCAGCAACAAAGGGCCAGACCCAAGTTGGTATGCTTCCCATGAAGTGGTTAACTATAAATGTAAACATTATGACTGTAGGACCTGCATAGCATGATTAAAACGAGCTGTACGATCATCTAATCCTAATGTGCCACCGTTGATAACTTTAGTAGCATGTAAAACATCACCAGCATCGCTAATAGCATTTAGACCGTGGTTCTTCCAGAAAAAACAAGCAGACTCAACAGCACCGTCGGGTGTTTCACAGTATGCTACTGCCTCGTCTAAGTCCTTGCCAATTTCTCGAGCAAAGTTTTCATAATTTGTTCGGCCTGTAAGTTGCACTAACCCACGACCGTGGAATTTCCAACCGTCGCCTGACGCTTCATCACCATTGCCCATGCGATTGCAATAAGCGCGATTAGCAATAGCTTCTTGATTGTGAGCGTACTGCTGTGCAACGTCTGGTGGAAAACGACTTGGCCAAATGCTTGATAAAGCATGAGCCTGATAGTTTAAGTTTTCTTTAAGTGCTGTAAAATTACCAGATTCATGACCACATTGTGCCATGAACATAGCAACACGGGGAACCGAAGTAATTTCATAACGTGGTAATACATCGCTCAATGCTTGAAACCATTCTTGAGCATGTGGATTTTCCCCCAACATTTGATGAACCTGATCTACTGTAAAATTAAATTCGAATGACATATTGTCTCCTTAATATTTGATACTAATATTTACCGTTTTAGAACGTAAATTTTGTTACAGTCAGCTTACGATCTATTAAAAAATCTTGCCAGCGGGCAAGTTGTTCCGGGCTTAATTGTGCGTAGGCTTTACGATGCAGACTGGCAGTTAACACCTTGGGTTCTGTTACGATTAGGTTAAATCTGTAGTCAAAGTCGGGTGCTTCGTAGTCGGCAATGTTTAGTGCTATAAACGGAGGAATCGATATAGTATCATATAATACATCAAATGATCCATACTTAGATTTTACATATCCTGAATATAAAACAAATTCTGTTATTAAATTTGGGTAACGTACATTTGTTTGAAAAAACTCAACAAAATCATCATGCTCGCTGATCATATTTTTTACAGTTTCAGTATGAAAAAAGAAAGGAACACCAGCAGGGCCAATTACATGTGGTAGTTCATTGAGTCGGTACAAATTTTCAATGTAGTGTCTTGTGTGATCTTCAATGCCAATTTTGTTTAATCTTCCAAATCCAACTCGAGGGCGTCCCTGACTGTCAACAATATCCAGCATAGCGAACGGTCTCACAAACCAAGTTTTAGTATCTAATACAACCGACCATTTGCACTCGGCTTGGGAGGCTGCTAACAATTTACATAGTTGTTGACTTTCCCATCCATTGATTCTGGATTCAAAGGTTCTAACAGATATACGAACTCGGTCTTGGTATTGTTTCCACCAGGCGGTATCGATAAGGTCAACAACATCAGCAGAATCATTAACTACTACTATAATAGAGTTTAGTTCGCCAGCTGGTATATACTCAGCTATGGACTGTGCTTGAATCTGCAGGAGAGGTATTTCGTCTCGAAAGACAACAGTAATTAGATCAATCATTAATTTTTAGATAATACGAGCAAGTCTGCGTAGAGACTCGGTATAATCGTTTTTAGGAGCTTTGGTATCAATTTTAACACCAGCAGCTGCTTTCATAGCGTCAATGTCATCTTTGCCAAAGCGGCGATCATATTCTTTACCAGTAACTGGAATTAATTTTTTCAGCGATTCGCTGGTTAAGTCATGGTCTTTTGTATCGTGGTAATAGCGTACACGCCAGTCACTTAATTTTTGTCCAGTTAAGTTCATAATGTCTTCCATCATGACTATGATGTTGTTAACGACTTCAGGTTTGCGTTCGCATTCAACAAAAACAATGTAATCGCCGTCGTCCATTTCGCCGGAACTAACATCGGCGTCAATAACCCACTCGTAGCCTTTTTCAATAAAGTTTACCAAATCGTTACCGGGCTCTTTACCTCTAACTTTGAAGCTAATAACTACTACGTCCTCGTCGCGGCCAAGTTTGCTTTTAAACTCGTCGATATGTAGCTCTGTGTGTACCAAGCGTTTTAAATCGTCTTTTTCTAAGCCTTCGTTTAACATATTACATTCCTTGACCGGGTTGTGGAGCAGCGCCTGCGTTAGGTGCAGGTGCTTGTGCTTGTTGCTCGGGTGCTCGATTGCCCTGTTGATACATCTTATCATCCAGACCTTGTTCGTAGCTTTGTTCAATATCTTCGGAGTTTAAGTTTTCGTTTTCTAACTCTAAGCTACCTTGGTGGATATCCTGCATTAATTTTTTAGGTACTGTAACTGTAACCAACCAAATTGGTGCTTTAGCCATTTTTGGCATTTTTGTACCTGGTACAAAATCGTTGGGTGTTTTTAACTTCATTGGGTATTCTAAAGCGTCGCGTTTGTATTTGATAACACAGCCATAGTCTGCTAAACGCTTTGCGCCGCGTGTGTCGGGCTTGGTCTTAAATGGCCACATAAAAGTACAGGTTACAAAATACTTTTCGTATACAGGGCCTTCAACTAATTCACCTTGTTTCCAGTGATCAAACGCATAGATATCAAGTTCGTCGATAATACGTTCAAAGTCTAATAGTGTATTAATGCTACTGTCTGTCATGAAAATATTCTTGGTATTTTCAATAACATCTTTAATAGTTTTACAGGATTTAGATAATTCGGTCATAGTTGTATTCGCTTATACTTTATTTATCGCTGGTACGTTTGTAGCAATCGTTAAATAATACTATGACTACACAAGAAGATTTTGCTCAAACGCAACTTAACATATTTTACGGACCTAACTATCAAACACGCGATATTACGCTCGATGACTATGAATATTCGGGCTATACTCTGGGTGAAAAAATACTAATAGCAGAACGTGTGGTACACGTGGGCTGTGCTAATAATCCCTTTAAAGGAATGATAGCAAATTTAGTTGGGGTAGATCCTGTTAATTCAGCTGCCGATCAAGTAATGACAATGGAGCAGTTTGCCTATTCGTTTAAATCTCAAAAGTTTGATGTAGCTTTTTGCTTGGGTAGTATTAACTACGGTACTGATGCAGATATACAACGTCAAATTGCTACTGTAATTGATGTACTTAAAAAACGCGACTCAAGAATCTACTGGCGTTGTTTTGCTGGCGGAACTGATCAAGCAGGAAATCCCTATTATCCTTGGACATTTGACAAGCACGTAGAGTTTGCAGAATTGTTTAATTTTTCAGTTGTTGAAATGTACCCGGACGCAAATAACTCAATTTATGCTGAGTGGTTGACTAATAATCGCAGCCCAGTTTAATACTTAGCCAGTTTGGGTTCATATTTAAACCCTGTTAAATGATACTGTATCGTAGGCCGTAAATATTTGCGTGGACCGGTATATTCCAGTTCGCAAATAAAAATGGAATATGGCAAGTCCGCATTTTTTGAATCCAAGGAGGATCACTTGTCCAAGCGTCGTAATCGATCAGTAGAAACATCACAGTTTTACAATCAACCAACTCACTATCAAAAACAAAGAAAAAAACCAACACCTGACTTAAGATTAGTAACCGCTGATGAACCCCAGCACAGTCAGAGACGAAAAGTAGAATTAATACCCAAAAGTCTAAACCAAGAAACTTACATAGACTTGCTTACCGACCCAAGTAAACTTATTATATTTGCTACCGGACCTGCTGGCACGGGTAAAACCATGCTGGCTGTAATGGCAGCTATTAGAGCTTATCAAGAAGGAGTAATACAAAAAATAATAATAACACGTCCAGCTGTAGGAGTGGACGACGAAGAACATGGCTTCTTACCAGGTGACCTGAATGCAAAAATGGCTCCATGGACAAGACCTATCATGGATGTATTTGCTGACTACTATCGGCAAAGCGAAATCACTCGTATGTTAGATGAATCAACAATTGAGATATCTCCCCTGGCATACATGCGTGGACGGACATTTAAAAACTCGTGGATTATTGCAGATGAAATGCAAAACGCGACTCCCAATCAGATGAAAATGCTGCTCACACGTTTAGGTGATAATAGTAAGATGGTAGTAACCGGCGATACACAACAAGCAGACCGCAAGGAAAATAATAACGGACTACTGGACTTTAAACGTCTTGTTGCTCAATATGACAACTGTAAATTTGTAGACGGAATCGAGTTTGCGGGGCGCGATATACATCGTCATGCTGCTGTTGTGGAAATACTAAAAATTTATGGGGAGGTCTAAAATATAAATTGACAGGGAACTACTCTATAAATATTTGAATGTTTTCATATTCCGATATAAGAGTAGTTCATCTTGAAATAAGTAGCCGATGCAACGCAGCCTGTCCTGAGTGTCCACGCAATCTTCGCGGGGTTGACATTGAAGACCTGGGCGATTTCGTAGTGCATGACATGACCTTGGCTGAAGCCAAAAAAATCTTTCCCGTTGAATTTCTAAAACAACTACGCAGACTATACATTAATGGTAATTATGGCGACTTTGTTACTTGTCGTGATGCTTTACCTATTGTTCAATATTTTGCTGAATCTAACCCACAATTAAACATAGATATTAGTACAAACGGATCAGGGCAACCCAAGATATGGGAAGCACTGGGACAGATTCCACGTGTCAGTGTAGGGTTTAGAATTGACGGTCTCGAGGATACGCACCATCTATACAGACAATACACCGACTTTAATTTAATAATGAGCAATGCTCAAAAATTTATCAATGCTGGTGGACGAGCTATGTGGGTCATGATCGAATTTGATTTTAATGAACATCAAAGAGCCGAAGCCAAACAACGCAGTCAAGACATGGGATTTGCCAGTTTTAATCTTGTAAATCACGGTAGGAATAATACCGCAGTTTATGATAGAGACGGCAACTATCAACACAGCATTGGTGAGCCAACACACGAATTAAATTTTACAAAGTTATTAGATTATCGAAAAATAATGACAGATCGTCTAAAACAAAATTTAGACAATCACGTGGATATGCTTTATAAAGATACGCCTGCAAAAGAAATTAAATGTCAGATACTGCAAGGACGAGAAATATATGTACAAAGCAATGGAGAAGTTTATCCTTGTTGTTGGATTGGATTTTCTCCACGCACCAACGTAATACGTCCTGGAACGGATCACACTCGTGCGGTATTAAAAGAAAATAATGCTTTAGAAATTGGTATTGAAAAATCAATTGACTGGTTTAATGAATTAGAAAAAACCTGGTCAATCGATTCTGTAGCCAATGGGCGCCATTACACTTGCAATGAAACCTGTGGTAGTTAACCCACTATACGTTCGTAAACTTCTTTCCAGTTTTTAACAAGTGGAATATTGGGATCAACAAAATCCATATTGTGTCCGTGTTCCATTAACAGGCTCTTAAGTCCCAGGCTATGTCCAACTTGGGCATTGGTAATTTTATCTTCGATCCAGTAATAACCACTGTTGCGATAAGGTTCTAATGCTAAATCTTTGTCAGCACCAGTGTCTAAAAATACAAACTTTTCAAATGCTGTTTTGCCAAACAGTTTACGCAAATTCATTCTACGCAACTCTTGACTATTTTCATCTCGACTTAGACTTGTAATACAGTGAAATACATAACCATGTTCTTCATGTAGACGTTTTACATAAAACATACTGTCACGTAATGCTGGCAGGAATCCAATATGTGCCGACTCGTTGAACAGTTTTATTAATCGTTTACCTTGTTCACGATCAATGCCGTACCGCTTGCCAATATCATATTTTAAATTGCCGCCTTCTATTTTGTTGAAACCGTGTTGCTGTAGGTAAACGTCAAACGCATATTCCCAATCTAACAACACACCATCTGCATCAACTAATATAATCTTATTTTTCATTAACTACCTTTACATAATTTAAAACTGTAAACTTTGCTCGGCTAAAACGTTCATCAGCCTTGTGCGCCTTTACTCTTGCTTTAATACGAGCACCATCATCGATACGTGTTTTGGACCACGTATTAATCAAATTACCTGCACCATCGTGCCCAATAAGTACAAAACTATCATAGCTCTGCAAATAAGTGGCACTAATTGAATGCCAGGTTAATTCGATTGCTTTCGAAACTTTACCAAGATATGTGCTACCTATACTTAAAGAAATTACTTGTTCGCGTTCAGAATCTGCACGAACGTGATCGTCAAATAATTTTGGAGACCAAGCCACTAATCCAAATTTACTGCTACTTACTGTTTCGCTTTGGAGTATAGAGTTGACGTCTGCTAAAAAGTCGCTATTCTTAACCCCAACCAGATTGTTCATCATAACACGCTGATTAAGGCTACTACGAATTGATTCGGCTTCGGCACGTAGGTCAGTGGGCACCGACTTATTTTCAGCAAAAAAATCGTAGATCAATTGCTTATTTTCTTTTTGATTTTCTTCAAGGAACTGCACGGAATGGCGCAAGATCTTATTTTGATTTTGACGATAGGCTAAAATTGCTGCTACTACAGCGTCTATTGTATTGACTGTAAATTTTTGATTAGCTACCATTTTAACTCCGTTTTTTTACTCTATGCTATATTATAGCACAAAACGGATTTATTGGTCAACCGCGGTTTTTGCTTGTAACTGTTTGATGTAGTGCTTGTAAATAGGAGGTTTGACTGGTTAATTTGCGTTCTAACTCGTTAACACGTTGATTTAATCTTGATAGTTCATTCTCAAGGCGAGTAATTGTAGCATTGGCTTCTTTAATAACCTTTTCGTGACTAAGCAAGTTTGGGCGAGGTGGAGCATTTGGATCCACTGGACGCTTTTTGGGAGGTTGCATTGATTTAAAGAACGGATTCATATGTAATATTTATCGCTGGGTACTGATGGAGTTTTAACAACCAATGTATAGGTATCTTCTATATAATAGCATTCACAAGTGTCGCCGGGTTCCATGATAAAACCTTCACCGGCTGTAAATATTTCGCCATTTACTTTGACCTTGCCCGATGTTATTAAATTAATTTCTGTGGCTTTTTGATGATAGTGATTTGGACTGTGTTCACCGGCTACATTAAAACCGTGAGCTACTTCAAATAGATCGGTTCTAAACACAGCCTTTTCCCATTGCCCTACAAACCAACCTCTGTCACCGTGATCTGTTTGTTTAAATCTTTTCATGCCAATATTCCTTAAATTCTGGTACTACTGATAATACGCTTTCGTTTCTAATTATGTCTAATTGATTGGTTTCTGCAATAGTTGCCTGCCAACTGCTGACCGGCGAGTCGTACATATAATTTATCACAGCATCTATCTTATCTTTAAGAATTGAATAGTTGCGGTTGGATAATAATCTATCCCTGGCCAAATCTTTTAATTCTGTTGGAAGATTAGTAATATTTTGTGCAACAGGTTCGTGTGCTACTGTAAAATCAGTGCCTGCAAAATTTGTTGTATGATCAACTGCAAAATCAATTAACTCCGATAAGTGTAATACATTGTAAACTGTTATTACAATATTGTATTTTAATCTTGCTAATGGAAGTATAGTATTGATATTGTTTTGTGTAGTAGTCCAACTACTTCCAGAACGTATATATTCCAACAGCGGCCCAACGGCATCTAAACTTACAATAAACAATACATTTGTAAATCTTTTTAAATAATCTTCTAACCTACGTTGCCCAAATCCAAGTTTACTAAGATTAGTAGTATAGGTTATTTTTATATTGTGTAGGCCCAATTGGTCTAATTGATCAAGCATAGACCAGTGTTCGACTTGATAAAGTGATTCTCCACCGGCAAAGTACACTTCTTTCAATTGAGTCAAATCGCCATAACGATTAATAATAGTTGACCAATTGTCTGTATTGTGTGCTTTGATTACATAATCTTTGCGATTGGATCCGCGATATGATTCCTCGGCCCAGGTATGACTATAATCTGGGCCACACATACGGCATTTATAATTACATACGTTGCTGAACCTTGAATCCCAATACTGTATTTTAAAGTTGTCCAAAGTTCCGTCTTGTTGGGTGTTATCGAGTAAGGCTTTGAGATTAACATCAATGATGTCGTTATTCTTATGTTGCCTAAAACTGGTTAGACCATGGGATTCTTCTCGATAACATTGACTACACGCAGGATTTTGACGTCCTGCTAACATATCTTGACGCAGTTGTTTCATAGCGTCGGTGTTGACAATTTGGTCTGCAGAATTAAAGTCCTGGATATTTCCAAAATCTGCTGAACGGCTATTGGCAGAACAACAGGGCATAATTTTGCCGTTGGGCTCGTGAAAAAAATGAGTCCAGGGTAATACACAAAAGGTATTACTGGGCAACGGGCTCTGCACTTGCTTCTGGTTCTTTCTCGGCGTCTAATTCTGCCTGCATCTCGTCGAGCATTTTATTAAAATATTCAGGATCCAACTGGGTCATTACAGTTGTGATATATTGATGATATCCTGTAAAGAAATGCTTAAACAATCCGTCAAAATCTTTATTATCGCCCCAGGCATTTTTGGTAACAGTTTTATTACTAAGGTCCATAATGACTTTAGCATGAACGCTGTCTTTTTTAAGACCACGGGTGATTTCTACTCGCTCGTCCCAACGAACATTATTGGGATTATCCATCCAGCCTTTGACCGTAGTGTTTACACCAGCACGTGGTTTCATATAATAAAACGCTACAAGATTGATATTTTTATTGTTCAATTTGGGTTAACTCCACTAAAGTTGCTGAAAGATTAATTTCAGGATCTGCTACTTGACTATGACTTACCATGCCTTTACGAATAGCTTTAATTGCTTCATCTTGTCCTTCTTGTGTTTTTGACCATAACTCTAAGTTATCGTACATCCAGCGGAACATTTCATTGATTTCTTCTACGCCTGCTTGAGCACAGATCACAGTTCTTGCTTCACGAATCTTTTTCTGTTTAAGTAAATCGACTGCTTCTAATTTCCAGTCTTGAACCGCACGATCATTTGATCCAGGTTTACCTAATACGTTATTTTTGCTGTTTGGTTGCAGAAGATTCAAGCACTTGCGTAAGTCTGGATAGGTAGCTTTAACATACGAATCTAAGGTATCTAAATCAAACTGCACACCCTCAGTTACCAAGATAGTTGCTACACGAGCAGTAAATTCTGTAGTGTCGGGTTTTTCGATATGGAAACCCTGGCAACGACTGTGTAGTGCCGGCATAATCTTGTGTGGCATATTGCAAGTAAAGATAAAACGTGCCTGGCTGGCATAGGTTTCTAATAGCCCACGCATAATGCCCTGTGCGTTGTGAGACAAGTAATCCGCTTCGTCTAACAGCACAACTTTAAAATCACCAAATGGCATAGTTTGTACAAAGCCTTCGACTTTGGTTTTAATAAAATCTACACCGTTGTCGCGACTTGCGTTAATCTGTAGTACATCGTAGTCTTGAATGCCCAACTCATTAATCAATACTTTAGCCAAGGTTGTTTTACCTGTACCCGGGCCACCACTTAACATCAAATGCGGAATTGATTTTGTTTTAACCCATTCTTCTACCTGTTGTTTTTGATTTTCATCCGTGAATACATATTCGCCAACAGTCTTGGGACGATATTTTTCTGTCCATAGTTCTATCATTTGGGTTTGCCTCCAGTGCAACTACCGCCATCAAACCACGTATTCAACGCTTCTTGACGATAGCGTTCTAATTCTACCTTATCTTGCCACTCTTTCATTTCTTGATCATTGCGGGCATGGCTACCATCGCAATAAGGTTGATGTAGACTTTTGCCACATCCACAGCGAGCACGACCATCGTCGGCAGCTGCTAATCTATCTTCTGTTGTAAAGGTTGTCATTCTTTTACCTGATTAATAATTGCATGTGCTATTGTATTAGCTTTGTCGTCTTGAATCGAGTACTCATGTAACCGATCTGCTACTAAACGGATTTCTTGACTCAATGATCCGTTTCCAATTTCTTCCTCAACCAACCGAGCAATATCGTGTAATTGTATAACTGCATCGACTAACTTGAGGTTTCTCATACAAGCTCTTCAAGCACACCCAATACTTCGCTTAGGCCAAACAAAAGTGCTGCAACGCCAAGAGCATCCACTCCGGCTAATATTACAGCACCGCAGGCTATTAAACGGAATGCGCTTTTTACAGCACTGATCTGGAAGTGGTGATCATTTTTAAGTTGATTAATATCTTTCATTTTGATTTTCCTTTAAAAAATTTAATTAAATTGTAAAAACGTGATTTGTAACCATCTGCTAAGATATTATCTAACATACTTGGTACGTGAGGGCAACGGCCCTGGCGCCAGGTACAGGAGTCTGTGATTACCTGGCGGCAAATACTGCATTTAGGTGGTTTGGTTATTCGTGCTACTGCTTGAGTAGCTGAACCAGTCTGTCTTGTTCCCATTTATCTTCCCCGGCAAATGTTGGTAACTTTGTATATTCATCATCTAACCAACATTTTAACATATAAAGTTCTTGTTTGCAACAGGAACTGGTAAAACCGTCGTTGTAAGGGCTATGTATTTCGCCCAAACTTCGACGTATGGCAGAGTATGCCTCATTGAGGTCAGGTTTACGAAATCCCATATTAACTTGGGATCATATGTGGGATATAAGGAACGTTACGAGGACCGTGACGTTGTTCAAAAATCATTTTTGCTTCTTGTGCATCCTTGGCGTAGACACGATCCTTTTGTGGACCGGTAGGTGTACGCACTTCGGTTTCGTACATAGGCATTATAGGCTCTTGGCTTGTGCGTCTATTGCTGTTGAAAGGTTGTCGTCTGATAATGGCTCATCAGAAACAAAGATAATATTGCCTGGGTCAACTCTGCGAATTGTAATTTCTTCGCCATTGATTTCTACTTTAGCACCGCGTGTCCATCGACCGTGCTCAACTAAAATCCATTGCCCTTCTTGAACATCTTTTTGATCTGGGCCTGTTTTATACACCTGTGCCCATCGTGGGCGAATACCAGAACTCTTTAAATCATCGCTTAACAGTACAATACCGCTACTGAGTGTGCGGCCTGAAAAGTTCATGTCACGTACAATAACGTGATCCTTTAATGCTTTAATACCTGTGATTTGTGTATATTCGTATGATGCCATTCTTTCCTCTTAGATACGTTGTGGACCTTTTGGTTTGTACTTGTTTGGATCAAGTACTTCTTGATTTACAGTAACTTGTTTGGCAATGCTGTCTGCTAAACTACCACGCATTTGTGGCTCCAGTGGTTCTGTAGCTTCTAATACTGCCTGTTGTTCTGGATTGTCAAATGCCTGTCCGCTTGGATCAACCTGCGGAACTTCTACTTTAGGCACGTTAGGAGTAACAGTAGCCCCAGCACGACGTTGTGCTTGTTGTGCAGCATGAGCTCGTTGTTTATGAGCTTGAGCGGTGTTAATTTGATACTGCTCGTCCATTGATTGGTTACGAGTTTTTAAAACCTGTCCACCCTGCCCCAGCAAATCACCACGTGCATTAACTCTCATATTGCCTACAGCAATAGTTTCTTCATTAACCAAACGCAGACTATCAATATCTACTGGTTTTCCTTGTGCTGATCTGTATACTCTTCCCATTTTATTACTCCTGTTATTCTAATATTTATAGGACAAAATTGCCTATTTTAAAAATTCTTTAATGTCTAAATCGTAATACATTGAATTGACACGATGTACTCCTAACAAGTATAAAACATAACTTGCTACACTACTACCTCGTCCCAGGCCCCATAATACTGAATTTTTACGCATAGTATCAACAAAATATTTTAGGTAACGCAATAAGTTGAATAAATCACGTTCTTGGTAAAGTATTAATTCTTCGCCCACACGTTGTAATTCTGCATCAGTTTGGCATAAACTTAAAACATGTTTGGCTATGTCTAATGTTTGATATTCTTCTGGCATATACCAACGACTCTGTTGTGCATGGTCAAACAACTCTACAGGAACATCATCCTTGTAGTCAACTGGTACATAGCGTCGTAGTATTGGTAAGTCACTATAGGTTTGTTCTCTGCTTTGATTATAAACTCCTGGGTCTTCAACCATAAAGCGGCTGATATCCAACTCGGGATTTTGATACAACAGGTCGCAGAGTTCAGCCTCTGTTGTATAGGCTTGTCCAAACTTGTTATAGTTCATGAAATGTCAATAATACCTTTGTAACCATTTTTGCCATCGCCACCCTTTTCGCCTTTTTTCATTAGCTCGTCCATGGTCTTTTGATTACGACGTTGAATTTCTTCTTGGTAGTCGCCCATAAGCATTTGTAATTGTGGTATAACCGATTGAGGGCCAAACCGATAGCATTGAGTTAGCCGTTTGGATAACTCACTAAATTTTGTTTGTAATTCTTCGTCTTTTAAATTACTTAAATCTGTGCCTAATGGATGCATAAAAGAAAACTCCCAACTTTACATAGTATATACTATTTTTTGTTGGGAGTCAAGATTTAATTTTGGTTTAATTACCAACTTGTTACGTTTAGAGCGACCCGTTTCCAAGTATTGGTTGCTGTACAAACATAGAAGTATGTTTGGTCCCAGGCAATTTGACCAGCGGTACCTTTGGCACCAGATGTTGCTGGAACATAACTACTTGTGCCGCCACTGGTAGCTGTAGCACTTAATAATACGTTACCAAACATATGAGTACTTTGGTCGTTTTCGATGCCTACTGCTTGATAAACGGTATGTTGTGAAGCCACGTCACCGTCTTTACCAGTGAAGAAAGCAATATTACCACCCAAACCATAGGTTACGTTAGAACCAGTAGCATAGAAATCGATACTTGATAACTGTTGGAATACGTTGCCTGCACCGTTGCCTGTGAAAGTAACAGCATTAACATAACCCAAATAGTCATTGCTGTTAACAGGCGCAATGGTAGCTGTGGCTAAATTGCCGCGAGCACTGGTAATTGTATATCCAGCTAATGTGCCGGTATCCAATTGGTTGTTACGTAAGTTTGCAAGAGTCAAGTTACCAACAGATGTTGATACCACGGATCCGTAAATGCTTACTCTATTTTGTCCAGAATCTGATGCAAGTGCCACTGGCAAGTTGGTATCATATCCGACAAAGAATGTACTGCTTATATTATCATTAAAATAAAAATTTGGATCACGGAAAGTAGCAGAGTTGCGGTTTACATCGTTAATAACAATATTTTGTCCACCGTCGATTGTGCTAAAAGACAAGAAGAAATCACCTGTGGTATCAAAAGTAATCACCCCAGATGATGGAATTGCACCAGCAACGTCAGCCAGGCCAACAGTAACACCCGGAGCGGTAGTATTTACAGTGACAGTATGGCTAACATTAGATATGTATACCCACAATAAAATTTCGCCGAATACACCAGTAGTCGGCCAGTTTGCAAATGTTAAACTAATTGGTGCACCAGTTGTAACTTTTTGTACATTACCAGTAGAAAAATCTAATGTAACAGCACCAGTTAAAGTACCTTGGTTGTTAATATTGTAGCCAGCGCCATTTAAGTTAACGGCAGCAATGCTGGCACCGCCCATGTTATTGTTTAATGATTGACCAGTCAAGGCAGACTTTAAAAGTACTTTAGACTGTAAATCGGTAAGTTCTGTAGCTGCTATACTAAAGTTAGTAGCTGTGTTGGTAAAATTATCTCTAAAACCTTGAGAATCATTATCTTGACCAGCAACAGGATATGTGCCGTCAATGTTAAAAGGGTTAATGTTTGATGCCATTATTTAAATACTCCAGTATTATCTTATTATTTAGCTTACATTTCGCTGGTGTTACACCAATATTTATTGTAAAACTTGGGTTTTAGGAAATTTTAAGTAAGTGTCGCCAACTTCAGGTTTGCCGTATTGATCTCGGTTGGTGAGGAATACAGTTGCATGGTTATCAAATACCGTTGGTTTTGCTGTATTGGTATGCAATACCAAACTATATGCCGGCACAGTTTGCCCAGGTTGCACCACAGGATTATAATACAATATGCTGGATGCGTGTGTTTTACCTAAATTAACCTGGATTTGACTACTTATAGTTACCGGTGTTACAAATGTCAGCGTTACTATGTTAGTTGTTGGATCAATGTTAATTCTCCAGATTCCGCCTCGTTCGTTAGGTACAGATGGGTTGGCTAAGTTTTCTAAGTACCCCGGAATCACTGAAGAATTTGGTAATGTCCATCCGTCGTTAGCGCCGGCATTGAAGAAATTTTCTTGTTGATAAAAAATTAATGTTTGTCCGTCGGTAATATTTAATACTCCGTCAAATCCGCCCACTGCCTGTATTGAATCTAAGGTTTGATTGTTTACACGATTAAACGGTAATATAGAAATAGCATAGTCTACCACGTGACTAACAGCACCAACTCTATAGATTCGATCAAATGTAGTTTCTGTACTGACTTTAAATTTACCTCGATTAATATCAAAGTGAGAACTATAGGTATTATCAAGGTCATATCTATCGGCTACAAAGTCAATATTGTTAAATTCAATGCCATTGGCTTTCAAGCGATATGCGATCAATGAGCTGGCCCCTGGTACTGTGTAGGCTAAAACAATAGCTCGAGTGAAGCCTAATACTTTTTTGTCAGTTTGCGGGCTGGACATCCAGTCTGGTAATGCGCCTTGGTTAGCATAGCCTAAATGACTGCTAATTGCCGACTGCATATTTTGGAAACTGTTTGGATAAACATTAGCAGAAAATCCAGTTGACGAGCCATTGGTATAATTAATACCGTAATTGACCTTACTTATATTTGCTGGACTATTGCCTTTATAAGTTTCGTTATCTAACAAAGGAATGTATACCACTTCATACTTGACATTAAAGTTGGCATCAACTGCTCGTGCAGTTCTGACATCGCCGAACTCTATACGTTTATTAAAATGGTTGGTTCCCATTGCCGCCGCATAGTCCGCTAACATACTTGGTTCTATGCCTGGTAAGAATAAACTACGAATATCTCGGGCACGGCCAAACCAAGGATCATCAGAGCGATAAATTAAATTGTCTGGGAATATGTCTTTATTATTAACAATGTCCAGGAATGTCTGGCGTTGATCAAGCGTTGGCAATGCTTTTAAGTATAAGTTTTCGTATGGTTTTAAGTTATAATTCTTTAATTGAATAGTAAATGTTTTTGTGCTTGATACAGATTTGTCTGACGCTTCGGCTAATACTGTAAATTTATAAGTATCATCAAAGGTAGACTTGTTACCATCGATAGTAGTTGTTCCAGCATCTAAACTAAAATATTCAAAACTTGCTCGACCTGAAATTAATCCTGACGGTAACAGTTTTAATCCCTGTGGTAATTTACTGACTATGCTACTATCTCTAATACCATAATCTTTTTTGTTTTGATTACTTGGTGGAGCCAGTGTATAAATTAAGTCTTTGCCTGTTTCGCTAACTGCTGAAATGGACAGTTCACTAACAGCACCGTTGTCAATAGTGCCAAGGTCGCTGGGGGTTGTCCATGTAATTGTATTGTTTATGTCACCTATAACAGTTAGATAATAAATCTGTGGAAGGCTAACATATAAAGGTCTATCGGTTTTGTATACTTGTACGATAAAACTGTAGGTAATTGACGATTCTGTCTGTAGTGGCAAATGACCAGAGAACCAACCAGTATTTGAATCAAGTGTTAACCCTGCTGGTAAAGATAATGCTTCTTGGTCAAATGCTGTAGAATCAAAGCCAGTACCGGGTGTTGTTCCGCCTGCGTTAATAGCCAATCCGCCACCAGAAAATACCCAATGGCCACCGGTTAAGGTTTGATTATCAATACCGTTTTCGTCAAATGGGCTTGTACCAGGATTAGTTAATTGGAATGATATACTATCTCCGTTGGGGTCAATGGCTTTAAATTGAAATGCAAAATTACTGCCACAACGTAAAGTAGGTAAACTACCCGGAGGTGTTGTTACAATAGGCAAATATATATTATCGTGGTCAATGGTAAGACTGTCATCGACTGTATCTATGTTATCATCGGCAGTCCAAGTTCCCTTGGCTGTAACTTTTAATTTGTAATTTAAAGAATCGGTATTAGCGCCATCATTTACAGAAATTGTAAACGAATAATTTTGAGTTCTGTACAATGGATCATTGTCGTAGCCAAAATCGTTATAGGCAGTATTATCGTAGTTGGTTAATCCGGCTGCCCCGACTGTTGGTACAGGATACAAAAATCCCGACAACAGGCCCGATGGTGATAACGAAATACCATTGGGTAAAGTTCCATTGAGTAGTGTCCAGGTCAGTGTGGCATTTGGATCTACTTCTGTTGCGTATAACTGTAGGCTAAAAAATGATCCATCAAAATAGTCACCTAAGTTTGTAGTTCTTGGTGTAATCTGTGGAGGAAGAATATTACTAACTGTGATTGAAAATGTACGGTCGGCAACATTCAAATATTGATTTTTAGCACGAATAGTAAACGAATAATCTCTATTGCTCGGTGTAGTAGCATCAACTACCACTGGCACACCTTCTAATAGGCCTGCTGGAGTTAGGTGTATGCCTGGAGGTAAAGTTCCTGAAATATGACTGTAGGTTAAGGCGCCAGTACCTTGGCTGTTAGCTGCCAATTGGAACTCATAGAAATTGTTCTCGGGTAATATCCCAAGGCTTCCTGCGGGAGTAGTCCAAATTGGGTATGGGTGTTCCATTGTTAAACCTTAAAGAATTACTGCTTCAACTAATTTAACACCAGTATCATTATTAGTTTCTAATGCTATAGCAAATACATCATTGGATTGCAAAACTGCGGTAGCACATCCACTGGCGCCGGCTATTAATCGTTGTCCTTTGACTACGGGACCAACTACCTTAACTGGCACACGACCTTTAAGTGCAATAAATGTTCCGTTGGTTAGGCCGTCATTCATTTTAAATGCTGGATTAGCACTAACAGCTCCAATTGCCAAATCACCTGCTTGGCAGGCTGTAACTTCTTTATTGCCACCAACAGCAACAACAGTACCAACATCATAATCTGCGTCGGCAAGATATTTTTCTGCTAAGTCAGCGTACTGTGCGTGAACAGCAGTACCGTAAATGCTACTCCACCAAGCGCCTGATGAGCCCAATGTAACCGTACCGTTACCATTTGGTACAATAGCGGCGCTGACTGTTAATCCACTTAAGGTACCTACTGATGTAATATTTGTTTGTGAGGCTGTTTGCAGAGTTCCTGTTAAGTTTGTTGCTGTAACAGAAGTAGCACTAACAGTACCGCCAGAGTAGATATTACCGGCAACACCAACGCCACCAGCTACTTGAAGTGCGCCGGTAGTAGTACTGGTTGATGTTGTAGTGGGTAATATTTTAATGTTACTTGTGCTGGCCCACATTACCTGTGTACTTGATCCAGAATCTCCAGCATAAAAACGTAATACATCGTCACCGGCACCCGCAGAATTTTCTGCTTGTATATATGCCTTGCCATCAACTGATTTAACCCCGCCAAGACTTGACCATGCACCAGCATAGTAACCTTCAAAGCTGGTAATGTCGCTGTTATAGCGTATCATACCATTGTTTGGACCATTTGGACGTTGTGCTGAATTACCAGAAGCAACTTGTGTAAAGCCAGTGCTGGTGGATATAATATTTCCACCAACATATAAATTTCCAACAATACCTGCGCCACCTGCTACTTGTAGAGCACCTGTTGAGGTACTTGTGGCCGCTGTAGTATTTGCAGCAATAACAGCACCGCCTTTGTAAGTACCATAGGTGCCTGAAATTTGTCCTGCTGTTTCGGTTGCAGTGATATAAAATTCCATTGCGTTGGTATCGTGTGCAAGGGTTAACGCTGCTTCTTTGTCACCAAGTCCACCTGCACGATAATAATGGAAACGAATACCAATGTCTTTGCCATCGTCGGACGTTAACGGTGCCAAATTTGCATAAGTGTGTAATTCAATTAAATTGTCTGTAACAGTAACAGTTTGCGATCCTAATACCGCGTTACCAGTAACGGTAATATTACCAGCGACATTTAAATCTTGAGTGTTAGTTGTTCCGCCAATGTATAGGTTGCCAGCGATACCTGTACCACCGGACACAATTAATGCACCTGATGTAGAACCAACGCTTATTGTTGTAGATGATATAGTTGTGTCACCACCTGCGCTGAGTGTACCAGTAACACTGGCTGCACCGCCAACATATATATTTTGTCCAGCGTTTAGATTTTTACCTACACCCAAACCACCAGTAACAACTATTGCTCCAGTAGAGCTGTTTGAACTGTCTTTTGCTCCTTGGACAGTTAAGTTACCACCAATTGTACTGTCGCCTGTAGAATTAACTGAGCCACCTATGTTTACATCTTGAGCAACGCCCATGCCACCATAGACTACAACGGCACCAGTTGTTTTGCTTGTGCTGCTGGTAGTTGCGATAAAATTAGCTTGACTTGGTACATTACCGCCCGTAAACGAAGCAGCAGAAGTTGCAACAGGGCTACCATCAACAAACACGCCGCCGCCGCCTGCCGAACTAAAGTTCATACGTCCAATTACTTGATTGGTAACAGTAATGTTGGCAAATACACCATAGCTTGTGTTAGCATAGGTTGCCTGCAGATTATTAACTGCTAAGGCCAAATTGCCGGTATTATTATTAACTTTGCTAAAAGCGGTATAGATAGTGTCGCCACCACCGCTGTTTGGTGTGCTGGTGTTAACGGTAACGATTGATACGGTCATAGTCCTGGTTTATCCAATATTATGTATATTTAGCTCAATTGGATATGTTAGGTGCGTTGCTTAACGACCGGTAAGTTTCTGATAAGGTCTGGGATAACCGACGCCAGTTGTGGGTCTAAAACCGTAGTTTTGTCTTGGAAAAGTCGAGCCAGTTTTAAATAATTTGTAGAAATTAGGGCCATTTATAACACCTAACCCAGTGGCAGCGTCCCATCCAGTGGTAGCTGCATAACCAATTGAATAACCGCTGATGTTATCGCCTCCGGTAATGTCTGTAAATGCTGTGGTATTTCCGTAAAAAGTAGACATTGGTAAACTAATTCTTTTGCCCAATAATTGATTTAATCTAACTATAGCCCCGGCTAAAAACGGAGCGGCAGCACTGGTTCCACCATATTGTTGTAGTATACCGTTTACATAAAATTGATATCCTGTGTAAGGATCTGCTGGTGCACTGATATCGGGAATACCTCGACGCGGTAGGGCAGTTGGTGTACCCAAAGTTCCGGTGTTGGTTTTAGTAGTATAGGTCAATCCATTTTGCCAACTTGGTCTTGGTTGAGAAGAACTAACTCCGCCGCCACTGCTGACCCAGGCATACTCGCCTATTTTTGTACCACTGGTAATTCCAATATTTGTGCCACCTGCACTGATCATGTAAGGGCTGGTACAACTGCTGGAATCGATTGCACCGCCCGTTGCCCCGTGGTCTCCGGAACTTACAATAACTGTAATTCCCTTGACTACACAAGTTTGCATGGCGGTGTCAAAAGAATTGCCATCGCCTATTCCCCAACTAATACTCAACACGCTGGGATTATTTACAGTATCCGCAGCAGCAGCAAGAATATTATCATTAATGCCGGTTGTTCCGCCGTTGGGTGCTGTATAGTAGGCTATTTTTGCTCGAGGTGCAACTGCACCAGCACAGTAAATGTCTAACATACTTTCAGCGTCGCTGGTAGTACTTGCAGAGGCTCCGTCGACATTTATGTTTACAATAGTTGGAGCAGTCAAACCAATGCGACTAAAACTATTGGTTACATCGGTTGTACTATATCCGGTGACGTAACCAGAATATGTTAATTCAAAAATTCCAATACATCCACCATAACCATCGCCTGCGGGTAAATTATATGCTGTAGCTACGTCAACAGGAGTAACAGCACCAGAGTAGTTTGGATTGACTGTATCGGGGTTAGTAGCGTTGAGCGGAACGGTAACTGCGTGTTTGGTGGCCACAAAACTTTGATCAAAGCCCAATACATTTTCTACAACGCCTATGATGGCACTGGGAATAGTAACAGTCCCTGTATAATTTACATAAGTTCTTGTGTCATCAGTTACATCAACTAATGTGATATTAAACAAACTGTTGAACAATCCTACGGTACCTTGTAGTTTAACTGTTGCTATTCCTGCATCAGACGAAATAACCTGTAGACCATTGGCAGTTGCCCAATTAACTACCAAATCAATTTCTTCTTGTATGGCGCCAAATTGATACACATATTCATCATGATCTAAAATTGGATGTGTACCGGCAATAACAGCATCGGCATATTCCTTTAAGGTCATGCCGTTGTCGTGAACGTCTCGTTTAACGTAGATGCTGATCAGTAGTTGTTTACTGATATCGGATGGCACAGTGGTTGCCATGTTACTGCTCCGTTTGTACTAAAGTTAACTGTACAGTAATGGTTGCACTTGATCCACCGTTGTTGTAGACCTTCATTGGAATAATTGCAGTTGCTGGCGATTCAGCATTGTATCCTATTACGCCTGGTGTAAAGTATTGTGTAGCAGCGCCACTGGTAATAGCTTCAGCAATAACGCCAGATCCTGGCGTTGGATCAGTTGATATTGAACGACTATAGTCTGTTGTAGCCGAGGAGTTTGATGTATATAAAGTTACCCAGGCAGCATTATCAACTTGAATACTGTACAGGTAATAGCCTTTGTAGCCACCAAGCAATACGTTTGCGCTGGCACCTGCGGCCAATGTTGCCGTAGTTGCTGTTAATATAGTTCTGGATGGCTTGCTGATAGTACTTAAAATGTTTGTACCGTTGGCAAAGAAATAATTAGCAGCAGTAACGTTATTTGTAGATGTGATGCTACCGCCAGCACTGATATTTCCTGCACCAACGTTGGCCAATACATTTAAATTACCATTTATACCTGCTCCACCACCAACTACCAAGGCACCATTTAGGAAACTTGTACTTGCGGTAGATGCGGCAATAGTTGTAGTAGTTGCGCTGATATTTACAGCCGTTGTAGCTACGTTAGAACCAATTGGTACTGGACGTAGGTTAATGTAAGAACCCTGTGCCGTATCGGTATAGTTTTCTGCTGCTGAGAAACTAACTTGGCTACCAGAACCAGTTACCGCAGAATATCCAGTGCTACCATAGCCTCTGGAAACAACAATTCCTAATATGTCACCTGCCTGCGAAGCCGATGGAGAACCGGAATTACCTCTGGAAGTACGTAAATTAATACCGGACACAAATCCTGTGCCAAAGGAATCTATACCTAAGAAAGTACTGTGACCACTTGCTCCGCTAAGATGAACGGTATTGTTAGCCGATGTGATTGGTGTGTCAGTGTTTAAATTAATAGTTAAAACTGTATCGGCAGATGCAATGACATTACCTTGACCAAGTAATAAATTACCTTTAATATTGTGTAGGCTGGTATTAAACAGACCGGCGTTGATATTTCCGCCAATGCCCACGCCACCTTTAACTACCAACGTACCTGTACCACTGCTGATTGGTGCGGTATTTGGATTATGAATTGCAACAGCAATATTTGCCTGATCGTGACCGCCAGCTATAAAGAAAATTCCCTTACCAGGAGTAACAGCACCGACTAATAAATTACCTCCGGTGTCTGATGGATTATTGCCCTGAGTATAAATGTAAGCATCATTAGGGAAAATTGCAGTACCTAAATTGTTTGCTGGGTGTGTACCATCGTAGTTACTGCCAGCAATACCTACGTCAACATAAAAAGAACTGTCAGTTCCGTTGTTGGCGGTAGCAACGTAGTCTGTTGTTGCTTCACTACCGCTATTAATATTTGTAATGTTTAACTGTGCGTAACTGTTTGCGTTGGCACTGAACTGTCCAAGCAAGTTTGGAATTATAAAGTAACCAGATTGTAGTCCTGAATAGATAGGATAGAAACCTGTGGTACTATCACCTGTTACTAATAAAGTTTTTGCCGAAACGTTGCCGGAGTATAAAGGCAAGTCGTGTGTTAAATTAGCCGACGTAAATGGTGCACCATTAGACCAGAATATACCCTGCGAAGTAATAAAGTTTTGGCCTGCAACGTTACCGGTATGAGTTGGCAAATAGGCAGCAACATTGATGTTACCGTAATTGCCAACAGCAATGATCTGCTGATCGACATAGTCAACAACATATAATTGCATCGCAGAATTGGCTGTAACGATTGCGGCATTTGTAGCAGTAACGTTGGAATTAATTTGATTTATATTAGATGTAATGTAGCCAAATAAATCTGAGTAGCCATTTAAATTTGTTTCAATGGATGCAATGGTAGAATTTATTGCACCGATGTTAGAGTTGACAGATGCTACATTGCTATTGGTAGATCCAATGTTGTCGTCAACATAGGATTTTAATGCTGTGTTAGCAGTTACTATGGCCGCATTGGCTCCGGTAATCTGACTAAGCTGTTCAACAGCGTTTGCAGTCCACGCCGCAGTAACAGCATCAACATAACCTTTCATTGTTGTGTTGGCAGTTACTATGGCCGCATTGGCTCCGTTAAGTCCAGCTTGTAATAAAGAGACCTTGTCGTTTACATAACTAACCACAGCTGAGTTAGAAACAATGATAGCAGTATTTCCGCCTTCTAATCTGGTATTAATTGTTTCAATGTCTGACGTGTTTTGACTAACAAGATTTTGTGTGTTGCTAAAGTTAGTCAATAGAGAATTTAATTCACCGGCAATTACACCAGTATTAGAAATTAAAGTAGAAATCTGTCCAGCTTGGATGCTGTTTGCAGTATCGACATAGGCCTTCATATCTGTGTTTGCAGATATAATTGCTGAATTAGTAGCATTGATATTGCTGTTAATATTGGTAATACTGTTTAGTATACCGCCAATTGCTCCAGCATCAGTGGCTAAGTTGGCAGCAATTTCTCCCAAGGTATCTAAGGTACCTGGTGCAGAATTAATCAAATTATTAATTGCTGTGTTGATTGCTGTAGAAATCGCTGTGTCTGTGTAGCCTTTTAATTGTGTGTTAGCTGTGACGATTGCAGAACTAACTCCGGCAATCTGACCAGCTTGAGTAGCAGCATTTGCCTGTAATGCTGAAATCAATCCTTGTTGGTTGCTTAAATTATTACTCAACGAAGAAATGCTCGATGAATAACCGCCAACAGTACTTTGTAACGAAGCAATGGCAGCATTAGCACCGGCTATGTTAGCATTAATCGGAGATAATAAATCTCCGGTGATGACCAAATTGGTAGCAGTTTGACTGATAGAGGAGGCTAAGTTTCCAGCTACAAAATTATAAACGTTAGACTGTATGTTATCAAATACAAAATTAGTATAGGTATTACCAGCATAACCTACTCCATCGGCATAGCCTACAGATGCTACACCAACAATATCAGCAGCTGTTAATACAACATTTCCGGAATGACCATTTACAGATTGAACTGGACCCGGATTGCCCATGGATGCTATGTTAGCAAAATTCTGATTTATTTTTTGGAAGGCAACTCTTAGAGAGTCACCGGTACCATCCGAAGTGTGTGCGCCAATGTTTACGTTAGCAAAAGCCATAGAAATATAGTCCTTGTATGCTGTATTTAGCACCAAAGCTGATATTAGGTTATTGGGAAATTTTAATAAGGGCTAAAACTTGAGCCGCACCCGCAGGTAGTCTGTGCGTTAGGATTTTTGATAGTAAAACTGGCACCCATAACATCGTCTTTGTAGTCAATTTCAGCACCTTGTAAATATGTGCCACTCATTGAATCTACTAAAACGTGTATACCATCAATGTCAAGATCAAAGTCATCTTCGTTAACTGCTTCATCTAACGTAAAGCCGTATTGCATACCCGAGCAACCACCACCTTGTACAAAAACACGTAGTTTTAAACTTGGGTTATTTTCTTCGGCTAAAATGTCTTGAATTTTTTCTACTGCTGAATTGGTAATAGTTAGCATTTATACTCTCTGACTGATAACAGACCAATCCATTATTCTCCAAATATTGTCTAAGTATTTGGATTTGTTTGAACTGTAGTCTGTTTGATAGCTGTGTTCCCACATGTCAACTAAGATAACAATATCTGCACGTTTAGCATGATTTGATATTTTTTTAACCTGTCCGTTGCGGGCCAGGTAGCACCAGCCCGATCCTTGGACTGTCATTGCTACTTTTTTAAATTCTGCTTTAAAATCTAAAAATGTACCATAGTGACGATTGATTAAATCACTGACTCGACCTGTTGGGCGTACTGGGGTTGGATGACGGAATTGGCTAAAAAATATGTCGTGTAGATAGGCACCTGCTTCGTTAAATGCAGGATCGCCCTCGCCGGAATTATAACGGTCAACATAACCTTTATAAAGTTTGCCATAGTGTAAATCCAAATTAGTTTGGCTTAGTACAGGGCTTAAAGCTGTATAGCTATAGGGCAGTTTAATCTGCTCTAATGTGTGCTTATTTTTAGCTTCTAATAGGTCTATTGTTTCGCGAATATCATTCATACTACTATTTATTTGTAATAGTATTATAAAGATAATTTGCCCAGAGCTCGTGTGCTGGTTCTGTGGGGTGTTTAGTGGCCCAACGGCTGTTAAGGGCCGACCGTTCAAGCCAGGTAATTGCTTCTGTGGCCAGAGTCATTTCACGTAAAAGTTCTTCTTTGAATTTGTTTTGCAGTCCGTGGACGTTGATTGTTTCTGTAACCGGAGTAAAAGCGATACCCGACATCATGCGTAGATCTCGTGGATACTGTCCTATATCCTGTTGCTCCTCAATTATTTCAACCCAGGTTTTAAGCAGGTGTTGTTGACAGTATTGATAATTGTCTGGGTAAGTAAAAGTAAAATTACGTCCAACTAAAAAGTCAACATTGGGATATTGATCAAACAGGTCTTTGAATCGACGCAGGCTTGTGCGTTCAAGACTTTCTAAAAATCCAGTTAATGTAGTCATGTCCAGGTCAGACGTGACCCAATATCTGCTGGCTACATCACGTCCAATTTCTGTCAGTGTTATGACTACTGTAATTTTTGAATAGCGTTTGACCAAGTCGGGTAAGAATAGGGCTAACTTTTCACTCATCCAACTGTTACCGCAACCACAAAATGCCAAGTTCAAAAAGTCTGTGCCAAGACGATCAGCTAACAATGCACCATAAACATGTGTAGTTCTGTGCTCGTAATCGTCGTTGACATTGTTTGGCGATCCCGGGGATTGAAAAAATATATTTCCCAAGGCATCGCCCCAGGTCCAAGAGTCGCCAACAGTGATTAGTAATTCATTGGATCCCACTACACGTTCGTGATACCAACTTCTTGGCTCATTGGTAATGCCGGGCCATAGTGTATCCTGCCTGGATAATGTGGGAATTATTTGAAACATGATTATTTGTTGCGGTAAACAACTCGTCCGCGGCTTAGGTCGTAAGTTGACATTTCAACGTCTACACTATCACCTAATAATATGCGTATATTATTCTGTCTAAGTCTACCACCAAGTGTGGCAGTGATTTTATGCCCATTTTCTAAAATTACACGAAACATAGCATTTGGTAGAACTTCGTCTACTACCCCGCTCATTTCGATGATATCATCTTTTTTGCTCAAGTGCGTTTATCTCCTTAACGTCGCATTTTACTTATCTCAACTGCTTCGTCATCTGAGAAGATAGGAACGGCATTGGATTTGTGCATAGTACCAATACCTTTAACTTTGGTACCAGTATATACTTTATCAGCGGACTTGGTACATGGTACCCACCCTGTGTCTCGACTGTTAATACGAGGCATTTCACGCCCGGGAGGCACGGTAAACCTGTAAGAATCAGCTAAATTACCTACAGTATTTTTAGCCTTGACCTTGGGAGTATTCTTTGTAATACCGTGAGATTTAAGTAGATTTGACCAGGATTCTTGCTGTTGCTCATACTTACGTTTGGCTTCAGCTGATGCCCACTTTTGCTTGCCTTTTTTCTTACCAGTGGTACTGAGCCACGGACCTTCGAGGTGCATTGTCATAATTTGAATTTGATAGAAAGTTTGTGAGCGTCTTCGTCGGTTACTGGAACAGGTTTAAAATCTGGACCAGCTAAAAGTACCTTTTCAAGTAAAAAGATATTTTTTGGAAATCGTTCTTTGAGAATAGCAACAATTTCATCTTGTGTACGACCCTGGGCAATAAAACGATCATTCTCGGCATCAAACCAATAGGTCATTTCTCCATGAGTTTCGACTTTGACAGCACGAATCAAATTGTCTAAGTGGCGGACAACCGCTTCTAACTCTTTATTCTTTGCCTCGAGCCATCCTTGTACAAACAGAGTAGCAGTCCACGCAATAAAGTAGAAGAATACCATCTTCAAAAAGAATTCAGTAAATTCGTTTAAAAATTCTATCATATATTTTATTTAACTATAGTAACATTATACAACAAATTGATTTTTTGGTCAATAAATACTTCTATGGAAGCCCTCCAAAATTTCTACCAAAAATACCATAATATTCAGTATGTATACCCCAAAATACCCGATGGGGTTGATAAATTCAGCTGGATTGTGGGCCCAGGACGCATTCCTTACTTAAAAATAAATTTAGCAGGGCCCTGGCAGGAAATACTCAAAGAAGCAGAGATGTTAGATCATCTATTCGTGCCACATCGAGATGATGGAGAAAGTCAAGGATGGTCCAGTCTATGTCTGCACGGACTTGGTGCAACCAAAACAGACAGTCCTTCCGCCTATCCCGAGTATCGCGGAATTCCCGACGATCAATTACCCTACGCCTGGACTGAAATCAGCGATCTGTGTCCTGTGGCTACCAAATATTTTAAAACACAATTTCCTTATTCTAAGTATTTTAGATTACGATTTATGAAGATTGATGCCGGTGGTTACATTGCTCCACATCATGACAGTCAAACATTTAGATTAGGGGCGGTAAACATTAGTCTGAATAATCCTGCAGGGTGCGAAATGATATTAAAAGATGCGGGGCCAGTTCCGTTTGACTCTGCTGGATCTGTCATGGCCTTTAATACCAGCTATGACCATATGGTCTGGAATAACAGCACCGAAGCAAGGTATCATATGATTGTCCACGGACAGTACTTGCCACAGTGGCGCAGTATTGTAGTCAACAGCTACGATACAGTATAAAATCTGCCGCAGGACTCAACCAGGCAATTATGAGTTTTTAATTGATCAAGTAGTTGATTGAATTTTTGCTGTGTATATTCTTTGCCAAACAAAAATCTTGTATACTGCATATCAAATGCATTGCTCAACCATATGTAAACATTTTTAGAGTCTGTTGTTAATTCGTTGACTAATTGTTCGGGATTGTTTAATACATCTACAACAACAAAATTAAATGTCAGTTTGCGATATCTTGACCAAAGGTCTTTAAATTGACTCTTGGTCAAATTAGATCCTGCTAAGAATGCATCGATTTCATTATTCCATTCAAGCCAATCTCTCCAGGCATATCTATATTCAGGGTGTCGACTTTGATAAAGGTCAACAGTCTGCTGATATAGGTCAATATCTCCGTCCCATTCATTGATCAGGTACTGTTGATAATCAAGTCCTGCTGTGCTGACGTCTACATAAGTAACTTTTGTATGGTCAGCAAATCCGTGTTTGTTTAACAGTAGTACGGTCTTAAATCCGCTGGCAACACCTATAAAGTGATCAATAGGTCCAGACAACTGTGGGCTCGGTGAATACAATTTTTCACTGTTAAGTATGTAGACTGTATTTTTTAACGATTCTTTTTCGCCCAGTACTCTTTCAATTATTTCAGGTACTTGTCCTACGTTATAGGTTACTGTTCCGTCTTTGAAAAATGGTTGTAATTTTTCATAGTTAATGTTTGGATACAAGTTCCATTTAGATTGTCTAATAGACTGACTGATACCGTTGACTGTATGGCCTGCTTCTAAAAATTTTTGTACAACCAGACTGCCAAACGGTCTTGTAGATATACCATATGATTTATTAGTGTTTGGCAGAGCCTTGATCCAATAGGGTGTGTAATCGTGGTGTGCGTTTTCGGGACTTCTGTCAACTTCAAAAGAATCAAATACTGCCGGTATACGACGCTCTTCAAATGCTGGACTGCCTAAGTCTTGCCAGGTCTTTAGATTGACCACTACAAATTGAGGATCAATCGAGGGATAATTTTCTGGTCTAAAAATAATATGTGCCGTTACAGGATAATTATTTTCAACACTATAGTCGATAATTTCTTTGTAAATTGTTGGACTATTAACAGCGTGTCCCAGGGCATTGACTACAGCCCACTGATATCCCCGTTGTGCTAACCCCGACAGCGTTTCAGTTAAATTACCAGTGCGATATAGATCAAATCCCACAACGGGTTTTACAAAGAATTCTGTAATGTCAACTATGCGTTGTTTGTAGTCTACATCAGGGATTGTAATATGGTCGTATATGACCAGTGCATTATTCAACAATTTCGATACCTATTATGTCATTTTCTTTCAACGCAGGCACAAGGTCTTTACCTGCAGTAATATGGCCCAAGGGAAAACCGCATTGTAATGGACCTGGTTCAATACCCCAACCTCTTAACCAATCTAATAGTATAGGTTCTTTGGCCGCAGACCTATCACCCAGCGACATACTACCACTGTATTGTACGTTGATACTAACGTCCCAGTGGGCAGGATTATCATCATCAAAATAGCACACCCAATAATTTTTGCCCTGTATCTGATGTAAAGGTAGCCAAACATCATATTCCAACTTGTCAGAAGCATACTGATAGTGTTCTTGCTTGATATCTTGAAAATAAATTTCCTGCGGATTGTTAGCAGGGTCTATCGGCCTAAAGCTGTCAAACAAGACTTGATATTCGGTATGATAAGGAAATCTGCGTATACGCATATTGCCACGAATATCGGCGCCGCCAACATAAAAAGGTTCAATTGAGTGTACGGCTGTGTTAATACGGTGTACTTGTTGAGTAAATTCATCTACTTGTGAAAAATCTAACTCAAAAGTAAAATCAGTATTATCCTGCCAGGTGTAAACAGGTTCAAAATGACTTACACTACGATGACTGGTAGTAAAATGTCGGTGTAGACGATTTAATAATTGTCTACTATCGTACTCACCTTGTTTAAAAACTATTTCTTCTACAGGAATAGGAAATTTCAATCCCAGGGTGTTTAATCTATTAACAGCATCAACAATGTCTTGCTGGCATCGTTCAACCCGAGTCGGCGACCATGTCTGGCAATGCGCCGGAGGAATAGTCTGTGGGCGACTGGATAATTTAAAAAGATCTTTTATGATTTTAAGGTGAGCAACAAACTCATCCACAAACGGATTATCAAGAAATTCGATTAGAATTTTTGAATTGTCTCGCGTAGTTAGATGAGCTTGTGTCATTAAATATCAAATCCAAAGCTGGGGTCAAATTCTTCGGCACGTTCCTCATAATATTTATAACCACGTGGGTTACACATAATACGTGTTGATCCAACCATGTAATCAAACAGATCGTGCGTGTGCCCGTGAGTCCATGCTTTGATCTGCGGGTTAGCCAAAATAAATTCGCTTAGGTCTGAACTGTAGGCACCATTCATCAAATGATCATCGGCATAGCGTGGCTTGACGCTGGCCTTGCTGGGTGCATGGTGTGTAACAACAACAAACTTTTGATCAAACTTATTTTCTACTGTTTCGCGAATAAAGTTTTTAGATCGGTAATGATCCTCTACAGTACGTTCTGGAGTCAAACGATGATAAACTGATTTGGCTTCGTTAAACATGGTAACTTGACGATAATCATTCATTGCCTGTTGCATATGATACATAGTCAAGGGATCCTTCTTGTTCATGTCGGTCCATAAGGTAGCACCTACAAATGTAACATCGTCTATAGTGTGTGTTTGATTTTCCAACAGGTGTACATTGTCGGGCAACTGACTGGCAATATGGGCATAGGTTTTTTGAAACTGAAAGCCATAGTGTTCGTGGTTACCCATTACATAAACAACCTCTCGGTACTTACTGCACTCTTCTTCTAAGAAACGGAACCAGCGATCTGGTCTACGATCTTGTTGTTCGTGCTCAAGTAAAACCATATCTCGATTGTAAAGTTCTTTTTTAATATTTTTAGCTTCGCATAAGTCACCAGACAAGATTAGTACATCACCGCCGGGCAATGTAAGGTCCGCAAATTCAAGATGCAAGTCTGACATTAAGTTAATACGCATTGTTAATCCCACAAGTTTTGATAATATTTTCCAAACAAGCAAAAGCCGTTTTGAATACGTTCGTATACTTTGTTAGCACCATCATAGTCATATTTGTAAGTATGGTCCGGTAGTTCTTCCCACTGGTACATTGTAGCTTTACCGTTCTCGTCCCATTCACAGGCAACTGTTCGATGACTCATTTTACCTGTACGGAATGCATCTTCCCACGAATCGTCTACTTTATGTTCAAATGCAAAAATCATTTCGTTGAGTACATAGTCCCAACGCTTAAACCAATTGTCATCTGTGTCCCAATCATTTTCTTTGGGCGGTGCTGAAGTGGACTTTAGCAAGTCTGGAACATCTTCGTCATCGACATGCGGAGCACCGTGTTTGGTATCACGCAACTGTCGAAGCATAGGCAAGATAATGGGACTTAGTGTATGATCCATTGACCAAGTGTCATAACGATCAATTTTAATATAGTTAATCCTGGGGTGTACAAGGTCAAGAAACTTGCGTAATGCACCACAGACGGGATCTAAAAGTTCAACCCAGCGATCATATTTGTGTCCGGGTTTATCTTCGTGGTTGTAAAATACGTCCTCGTCCCGTTCCCAAAAACATACAGTCTTTAGGATTGTATAGGGTGACAGCCAATGATTGCGATAGTTAGAGATATAGATTTTCATTTTACTACTTTGTCGATTTGTTTATTTAATTTGTCTCGTGATTCTAAAATACCAGCTTGTATTTTGATCATATTATAGATGCAAAACAACATGGCCACAATAGCCAAGGTTCCCAAAATTTGGGTTCCTGTGGGTTGAAGATATTCTAATATCAAAGCGGTCACGGATGATATTGTAACCGCTACAGCAAAGAATGCCGCAGTTTGAATTGTTGCTTTTACTACATACTTATTTAATTTTACCATATTTTACTTTCCGAAGTTAAGTTAATCTTTTACTACACTTTTATTATAGCACTTCTTCCTTTATTGGTCAACCAGGAATATAGGCTATAAACAATAAAAAATCCTATTAAAATCAACATAGTACAGCTAATTGGGCGTTCCCAAAACGGGCTGAAGCTACCCCTGCTGATCATCATAGCACGTCTAAAGTGTTCTTCCAGCATGGGTCCTAAAATATAGCCCAACATCAGCGGAGCCGCTTCAAGTCCCAATTTTAAAAACCAATAGCCCATGATACCAAATATAGCCGTAGTATAGATGTCGCTGATATTGTTATTGCCACTGAATGTACCTAAGCAACAAAAGAATAAAATACAAGGAAAAAGTACACTATAAGGAATCTTAAAAATACTTAACCAGTATTTGACCAGTGGCACGTTTAATATCAACAAGAACACATTGCCAATCCACATGGAAGCAATCAGACCCCAAAACACTTCTGAGTGTTTGGTAATCATCTGCGGACCTGGTGTGATGCCTTTGATCATTAACGCACCTAACATCAAGGCCATAACAGCATTTTCAGGAATGCCAATTGATAATAAAGGAATAAAACTTGTACGAGCTGCGGCTTCATCTGCAGCGGCCTGTCCGGCAACTCCTTCTATTGCACCCTTGCCCATTTCATCTCGATATCGACTAAACTTTTTGTCTACAGCATAAGCACCGTACTGAGCAATAGTCGGGCCACCTCCAGGTAATAATCCCAAGAAACTACCAACAACGCTACCACGCAATGCCGAAGGTATGATACGTTTAAACTCTGCCCAGGTTGGAATCAATTTGATATTGCCTGTAAAGGGTGTACGTTCATCTCGATTGTCTAAATTTTTAATTATTTCAGCCAGGCCAAAGCTACCTATTGCTACACTGATGATTCCTATTCCGTCCATTAAGAATGGTAGGCCCATGGCGTAACGAGTCACACCACTGTTGACATCTGTACCAACCATGCCGACTAATATTCCTATAGACACCATGCCAAGTCCATTGAGCAGACTTCCTGTGGTAATCAAACTAACGCAGACAAAGCCCAACAGCATCAGCATACAGTATTCATTTGGGCCAAATAAGAATGACATTTCTCCCAACACAGGTGCAAAAAATACAATTACTACAGCAGCAACTGTTCCGCCTATGAAACTACTAACACCGGCAGTAAACAAGGCCAGACCTGTTTGCCCATTGAGATGCATTTGATATCCATCTATACAGGCAACTATGCTTGATGCGTGGGGAATCTTCATAGTAATAGCACTGACACTATCTCCATACTGTGCGCCATAGTAAATGCCGGCAAGCATAATAAGGGCACCTGTAGTGGGCATTGTATAAGTCAGTGGCAATAATAGGCTAATAGTAGAAATTGGTCCAAGACCAGGTAGTAGCCCTATTAACGTTCCGATGAAACACCCAATGGCGCAATAAAGTAAATTTTGAACAGTAAGGGCATGGCCAAATCCCATTACAAGATAATTTAAGGTGTCTATCATAGTGGTAAATTTAGCCCTAAAAGATATTTAAATAGATATGCAACTACAACTAATCCTGCAGAAATCAATACAACATTTTTTATTGAATATTTTTCACTGGCAAACGATGATGTAATTACCAACAATACAATACCAACAACAATGTTAATATATTCTGTTGCAACAGCAAAGGCCAATAATGAAGCGGTAATTATTGCAAGGTTTCTTAATTTTAATGTTACTGTGTCTCTGTTAAAAAAACTTTTAATAACTGAACATACGCCAAGAAGTCCCAACGACACGCTGACTACCAAGGGAAAGAACCCGGGCCCCGCATCATCTGGAGTTCCGACAGTATAGGCAAATCCTCCCAAGCCAAAGGCCAGTGAGATTGCTATAAATGTAACTCCGATTAGTAATTGTTTATTTCCCATCTATATTATCCAATACTGATTTGGCATACCAGCCAATGCGCCCTTCTGGGTCCATGCGTCGTACATCCTCTAATGCAGTATACATGATTTCCTTCTCTTGTTCAAGTTTATATACACGATTTCTTAGGTTGCTGGCATCTAACCATGATCCCAGGGCCGAAATAAAACGAGCAATTAACCAAGACCAATTGATCACGAGCGCCACTTTAAATAGTCAAAATCGTCACCATACTGCCAGTAACCACCACCGGGACTGGATACAAATCGACGATAGACCATGTCTCCTGGCGCATACCAACGATCATTAATTTTTTTAGGAAATATCTTTAGCTGATATGGCTCCCAAGGATTCTTTACCGGCTCCTCAAATCGTGAGCTGGCACTTCTGCGTTTACCAGCGAAACCAGCGGCTACTTTATAAGCTACAGTCATTTCTCCACCCACTGCTCACATCGCATACGTGCCGTTGGTTCCCATTCTTCATTGTACAATACATATTCACTTTGGGTGCCCAGGTCTCCATCTTCACGCATAATCTTACTGATCTCGGGAAAGTAGTTAAGGAATGCTTGTCCAAAACGGTAGTCGGGCGCCTTAAGACGTGTCCACACCAAGTCCTTAAGAAACTCTTCGTATTGCTCCCGGGTTATCCGATACTGATAGGGATTCATAACTGTTCAATGTCCCGAGCTTGTAGTTTAATCCAGGCAAACTCTCGTTCAGCAATAGGCCGTAGTACATCTCTGCCACGCTCTTGTACTAAAAATGTGCCATTGCGATTTTGCATCCATACACGATGACTATTCCTTAGAGCTTCGTCGTGCAACTTAAATTCACCGCGACTTGCTTCACCAGGATGAAACTCGTAACGTGCAAGGTAGCGTACACTACAACCAAATACTGTTACATCAGGCCGAATTTCGTAATAGTAATCTATCATTCCCATCTCAATCTAAATAATGTTGCATCATTTTCGCTTTCAAATCTAAAAGCAAACCCTTCAGTACTTTTATATCCGTGTACATGATATCGGCCACCTGGATGACTACTGAGCCATTCAAGTATCTCTTTAATTGGATAGCGTGGCCCTTCTGTAATATCCTTCCACAGAATTATAACTTCTGTCCAAGCAGGCGGCGGCCATAATTCAACTTTTGTCATCGATATTTTAAACTAAACAAAGTAGCATCCTTAGCATCGATAAAGTAAAAGGCCGCCACGTGATCAAACTCTATACTAACATCGGCTGTTTCTATTATCTCGGACCATAACAAACTTAAATCTTGTTCGCGACACCAACGTTTCATTTGCCACATACGAAACGCAGGATCGCCGATCAAGACTCGATGGCATCGACTGAGCATGTCCTGCGTTGGCTCAAACTTTTTGCGACTCTCCTCATCCCATACGTACATGTTGATTTACTCCCATATACTTCAAACGATAAAATGTCAGAGCTTCGCCTTTTAAAGGGGCATATATGCGAACTATAAAACCCCAATGTGATGTATCATTGTCGACAAAAAATACAAGTTCGTCGCCTTCGTCTAAATTTTTTTTAATGTAGGCACACTCTTCAGTCTTTTCCCATTCGTGTATAGGAAAAGCCGCATACAGGTAAGGATCATCACAGTCGCCCATGAGTATTTCTTTAACCAATATACCTTCTCTAACCATTGATTATCCCGTTTACAAATTCTATTGTGTATTCTTGTTTGGTACGTTGGTGTCCGCCTGTTTTGAGTTGAAACATAAGTGCATCTTTTTCATCATCAAATGTAAAGTCCATCCAATTGTGTGTAGGATGAAAACTTACCTTCTCCCCAGGTAAACCATAAGTTTCCACAGTCCAGGCTAATAGTTCATTCCACTCTTGACCTGTACTTCGCTTGGTGTCCCAATCTACTCTAATTGTTATTGGCATTTCCACTCCATTTTAATCTAAATAATGTTTCTGATCGCGAGTCGGGTAAATAGAACCTCCAATGGTAACTGGGGAAGTCTGTTATAAAGTTCCATTTATCTGATCCAAAATGTCGATTACACCAGTGTATGATGTTTTCAATTTGATTAGGTTTAAGGTGAAATGTATTAAGTACTACGCAATTTGATTTAGAGTCCATAGACTATTATAGCACGAAAAGCAATTACTGGTCTTGCTTTTTGAGTATGTCCCATACCCGTTTTTGTTCTTGATACTTCTTTTCCATTGCTACATATTGTTCGCCCAAGGCTTTAAGATCAGCAAATTCCTTTTCAAGTTCGGTATTTCGATTCAGTCTGCCCGGAATTAGTAATGCTTCTTCGATTGCTGTTATAGCTTCGCCTAAACTTTTACCATTCATTTCAATATCGGCATCTGGTCCTTTGAGTATGAGTTTACCCGACCCGCCTTTGTCACCAAGTTCGGCTATGGCAGTATTGTAATTGTAACCGGCGGTGGTGGCCCAATTTGTAACACCTGTACCGGCAGTTAGGGTTACGTTACCAGTTGGTGGAACGGCACCGTATAATGAATGACTGGTTCCGCCGTTTGGTACTGTTATGTTTGCAGGAAAAGTTGTGGGAATATATGACATTCAATGATTATAAACTCTTGAAAAAACAAAGTCAACAAAAAACCCACCTAAGTGGGTTTAGTGTTTAATCTAAATTAAATTAGAAAGTATGACGCATACCTACAGCATACATATCTTTTGAACTGTCTGCACCAGCGGTAGTTGCTGCATTGCCAGACGATTGTGTACTACCAAAGATTGCATACAAGTTAGTACGCTTGCTTAACCAGTAGTTAGTACCAAGTTGATAAGCTGTGAATGGAACGCTACCAGCATTTGAACCATATTGGTCCCATTTACCGTTACCTACGCTTGCCCAACCTTCAATCTTTGGTGTAAAGTAACCACGAACACCAATTTGTTGTGCTGTACGTTTACCAAACTGACTACCATCTAAAGTAGATGTTAAAGTGCGGCTAACATATTGAGCATAGGCTTTTAAAATGCCAAAGTCATAAGTAGCACCAGCATAGTTTTGACTATCCTTGATACTTACAAAAGAAGCAATATTCATATCAGTGAATGATGCAGCTGTGCCTGTTGTGTATTGTGTGAATGATTGTTTAGCGGCATTGATTAACAATTTGTCGTAGACATAAGTAACTGCCAAGCCATAACCATATTGATTAGTTTCACCACCAGCGGCTGCACCAGTCTGTGTTGTGTTCTTGTTGTTTAGCTGATACATACCGTTAGCAGAAAAACCTTTGAAAGTATCTGTTTGGAATGTAATAGCATTGTTAGCACGGTTGGTAAAACCAAGACCGTTTTCTTGACCTGTGATAGTTGTTGCTGTACTTGTACCTGCAGCACCTGAACCACTGGCCAGATAGACTACGTCACCAACAACGTTGTTGTATCCACCGGGATTTGTCACTGCCGCAGCATTAAACAATGGAGTATATTGACGGCCAACAGCAAAAGAGCCAATGCCTGTTTGTTTAAGTCCAACAAAAGTTTGACGGTTCAACAAACCTGAATTTGTACTACCAGAGAGATTATTGTCTTCTGGATATAACTGAAACTCAGTTGTAAAGAACGCACTTGTTCCGCCACCAAGGTCTTCATTGCCTTTAAAACCAATCCGTGAAGTTTGTTCTGCTGATTGACCAAACTGATTGATTGTGGTTTTAGTAGCGGCTTGTCCTGCTGTGGAAGTAAGTTGTTGACTACTACCAACATATCCTACGTCCAAGATACCGTATACGGTAACATTTGATTGAGCTTGCGCGAAACCAATAGACATGGTTAAGCCAAGAGCAAGTAATAACTTCTTCATTGTTTAATTCCTTTTTAAATGTTATTTTCGCATATTCGATAGTATCATACTATCTTCAATGTTATTTTCGTAAAGTTAGTAATGTGTTAATTACTGGTTGATATTAACATACTAAAATATATATGTCAATAATTTGAACTACAAATTTATTTAGCCCAGACGAAATAAAAAAATTATTTCGTTAACGGCTACTATAATTCATAGTTAACCTGGAAACTCGTAAAATCTTCTGGTTGTTAACAACCATCCAATAGTATTGAAATCCTTTTCTATTTCTTCGGTAACATAACTTTCTTCTACAAAACCAGTAAAGTCTGTACCTTTAAAACCGGTACCTGAACAGTACCAATCAATATAGCTTTCGTCTTCGCGAATGTCCGACACCAAGGTAGCCGCATATCGCCAAGTACAGTCCCAGGTAATATTGCTTAGTAAACCCCAAACATCTCTTGGAGCATAGGCATTGTTACATAGTGCGGCGTATAAATTTTGAGCGTAGATCTCATGGGCACGGACTTTTGAAATAATCCAATCCGTACTGCGTAAATCGCGTTCTAAATTAAACACTTTTCTTGGCATATATTACATATTTACTACAACCAAGAAAAAAGCACCGCGAACGGTGCTTTTGGGTAAGACTGGGTTAGATTAAACTAAGCCAGCTGCCAATGCTTTGTAACCAGCAGCAATTACCTTACGGCTTGGTTTGCCATGTACATACTCAGTAACATGAACGCCATTGCCAGCTTTACGACCATTTGCATGGATAGCAAAACCGCTTTGACGGATACGTGATACTTCAGCACTTAAATTGCCAATGCCAAAACGCTTACGTGCTTCTGAGGCAGTCAAAGTTTGACCTTCGAGTACCAATGCTTTAAAAGCCTTACCAGTTTTAGTTTCTAAATTAAACATTTAATTCTCCTTAATATTTGCTGAAATTTGTCAGCTGATGTTATTATGCACTAACTTTTGGAATATTGCAACGATTAGTTTAACCATTTCAGTTGACTATTCGTCCTTTTCATATGGCACGGGTTTCCATCCAAGCAAACCAAGGTCATGCTTGATCTCCTCGGTCACATGGCCTTCGGCCACATGCCCGCCAACATAGAATCTGGGATCGGCTTCATCAGTGCCAAAATCCTGTATACCACTACAATACCAATCCATATAGTCGCCCTCGCATCGCAGGTCAGCAACAATACCGCCAGCACTACGCCAACTACAATGCCAATACTCATCTTTAAGTATCGGCATTACATCTAACTTTTGCCATTGCATATTGCACAATGCGGCATATAAGTTTTGGGCATAGCTATCACTGGTTCGGACTTTATGTTTGAACCAAGTTGAGTCCTGCATGTCTTGATACATATCGTATTCCATACTACAACACGCGAACCTCAGTTACATTCATAACACGAAAACTACGCCACTCGTTTTTATCTAAGCAGAACACGCTGAGAGTTTCGGGTTTATACAAACGAGTTTCGTGTAGAGTATCTGCTTCACGCTTGGGCATGGCTTCGGCTCTTAGTGTACAAGGCATGGTACGCAACTCGCCGTTGACTTTGGTAAAAGTAATTTCGCAATCATTTGTCCAGAGTAAGTTGCGTAGATACTGGTTACGTTCTTCTGCTGTAGCTAATTCTGTAATGTTCATTTGATGTTTCTTCCTAAGATGGTTCCATAAACGGGTTGTTCTTCGGTATAAAGAACTTGAAACCCTTGTGATATCAAGTAAGGAACTACAGCACCACTTTTGCCACTGTAGTGTCCCCACCATTTATTATACCATGTATCGTCGCAGATCACAAGTGATGTTTCTGCCATATGGGGTAATGCCCATATCATCTGTTGTAAATGCGCCGCTTGGCTGTTGACATTGGTCATAGTAAGACCAAGTTCTTGGTATCGTTGTTGTTGTTCTTGAACGAAACTTTCTGTGTGTTCTGGATGCCAATCCCAATCAAAGTTATCCAAATACAAGAGTGTAATGGGACGCATACCATAAATTCTATGACGGAGATAATCTTCGCCAGTAGAATTGATCACTGTGGTGTTGGGCAAATTCCAGCCTTGGACCAATTCACAGTTTGCGGGATCTACATCCACTGTGAATAAGTGTGAGTGGCTTGGCCATTGGGAAATAGTACGAGTACTGCCATCATCGCCATTGCGACTGGTGCCTATTTCAACAAATTCTCCATAGGGAACAAGTTGATCTAAGTAAGCTTCGGCACGTTCAAATACACGGCCCATTACTCAGCTTTAGTGGCCTTGCTTGGGCGATAGCTTTGATTTACACGGATAGCATTGGCATAGCTTTTAATAAGACTACGACGCTGACTTTTATCTGTGATTGTTGCGGCTAATCGTTTAACCGACTTTGGTACTTTTACTGCACGTGGATCATATCCCATTATTTTACCTGTTCCATTCTAAGTTTACGACATTGTTCTTTAACCTCAACCGGAATGTCGGGGCTAATTTCTGCGATGCTACAATTATACACTACTTCACCATGCTTGGGCAATACCAAAGCAAAAATAGTCGACATTACTGCAATAGACAAAAATACTGATACAAAAATCAATTTATCTTTCATTTTGGTTCCTTTGCTAACCCACGCCACTGTTTGATTTTCACCGGCGAGTTCCATTCGTGAGTCTGGTTCCATTCACAAAAGAATGGCCATGGCCAATGCTCGGTACGTACTTCGTACAAGCCATCGTATCGTGGCTTGTATCTACGATTAAACCAATCAGTCTTCTTCAACAAAGTCAATGGCACTACCATCTTCGTCGGCGATAACAATACGTTGATATCCTTCATCGTTGGTAATTTCAATTGGTCCCCATACCCAAACTTCGGTTTCGTCTAAGTACCATTCTCCATCACCATCTTCTTCTAAGGCATATGAACCTTCTTCTTCGATCAGCTCACGCAAGCGATCTTCCTCTTCTTCATCGTCCACACCTTCAATTTCGATGTCTCCCCAACAACCGCCGTCAAACATTTCTACTAATTCTGTTGACTCTACGTTATCGCCAAAACATGAGTTTAAATCAATGCTATCTGCATCTGCACTACCACCCGGGCATTGTGTAAAATTAAACTCCGGCGGATTATCATCGTTAGTTTCTACATTGTATTCGGCGAAACGGAAACCGTCTTTAACACAAATAGTGGCACCGGTTTCACGATGACGGAAATACTCATGTTGCTCTACATTCTTTTTATGATAAGTTTTAACTGTATACCAAGCCATTTTAATTCTCCTTATAACAATTCCACTGGTTCACCACAAGCAGGACACACACCATCACCTTTCCCATCATCTGGGTAGGCTAAGTCTTCAATAAAACCCTTCCATGAACATTGTACACACTCTGCTTGTGCTTCGGGTTCTTCTTCGCAAAGTCGTTCAAATTCTTCTTTAAGTTCTTCTAACGCCTGCTCTAAATGAGCTACATCTGCGTCGGGTGCCGCTGGTAAGCAATACTTCTCGCGGTTCTTTAAACCCTTTTTGGTATCTGGGTCATAATCAATCCATTCCCAGTCTGTACCATCACACGCCGGGCAATGACTATTGTAGTCATCATCTTCACGCATGTCATCACGCATACCTACCCAACCGCATTTTTTATTACTACATTCAGCGTTTACTGGCTCAGGTGGACGATTAGCCCAGGTGCTGGTATCCCAATTAAAGCCTTGCCACGTAACAACTCCTGCTTGCGTTACAGGATTAAACTTGCCATACTCCCACTCGCCAAAATTTTCACCGTCCCAATACAATGATCCGTATGTTGACCCATAACCCCAATTTACACTATAGTAACCTGGATGCACTGGTTTGTCTTTTTTAAATTTAAACTTAGGACTCGATTCCCAAGACTCTGGGCTTGTGCCATATTCGGGATGACCCCAATCTTTTTCTTCTGGCTCATATCGTTCCCATTCGCCATCTTCGCCAACCAGGGCCATGGTAAAGTCTGAACTCTTACCATCAGTACTACCACCCCAGTTGTCAATGTCTTCACCATCGTAGACAACACCGTTGACAATTTCTTCACCGTCAACTTCGTCGTAGTGTAGTTCCAGCTTTTCGATATCAAAGGGTTGAGTAAGTTCAATTTCACCTTCAAAGAATGTGCCTTTTTCATTGCTGGATCCAACAAACACAACCTTACCGGCTTCTTCTTGCCCGATCCAGATTTCGTCATCGCAATGCAATTCTGGACTGTCATCTCCCCCGTCGCAGTCATCCAATGATCGTTCAAATACCACTTCATCATTTTCGTCTGTAATCTGTAGTGTACCTGCTGTGCGACTAACACCATTGACGTGTGCTAAATCATCACACTCGTACCAGGATCCCGGTGGAAATGGTAATTTATCGGCATCAAGACCCATGTCTTCTGCGGCATCACTGTTCCAAGCAATATCACTCAGGTCAACTTGGTTAGCCATACAGTAATCCCAAGATTCTCGAGGTACTGTACCCATAACTTTTTCGCCACCATAGCCCCACATACTAATCTTGTAAGTGCGAGGTGTGAATTTGATAATTTCAATTAGTTCTTCTGCTGTTACTTCTGGTTTGGTATTTGCCATAATTTCACCCGTTTAT